GAAAACTGTTTGCCGACAATTGGAAAGATGAATTTTGGATGTTTTTAGGAGGCATGACTCTTGGACTATTCAACTTTAATATCAACTCCCTATTTATCAGGTGTTAATTGTGTGGAGGTGTGCTATTCCTAACATACAGCCGTACATGAGTCGGTTAATATTAGAATTTGTTTCGAGTACAAAGATATACAGAGTTATTCAATATAAGACGTTAATTGTCTGATTTTTGTATCGATTTTCACTTTCCGGCAAAAGTGAAAGGAGTATCGAACTCATTAAGAGATACATGGACGAAAGAAGCCCCCGAAAAAATGTTGTTTTCGAGGGCTTTTGATGTTTTACAGACCTGTTCGTTTTTGAAGTGAACCGGTTTTTGGGGTCAATCGGCGTATCGTCGATTGACGGGTTTGACGTGTATTTCGATACGTTGGTCGTCCAAGATTCGGCGGACGGCTTTCCATAGGGGAAGTTTTTCTACTCCGGCCAGCTTCATAGCTTCGACGACCATCGTGTTTTCGACTAACCTGAGGTAGTCCTCTTCCCGAAGTTCGATGTATTTGTGAAGGTCTTTTTTGAGTTTCGCCATAAGTCACGAGGTTGAATTGTTATTTTTCGCCGAAATCGGCGGGTGTCTCGCCCCACAGGGTGTTGTTCCAGTGGAGCACTTCGATTTTGTCGATTTCGGAGGCCATCGCTTTGAGGAAGATTTCCGCTTTTTTGAGAGCGGCGTTCCTTTTGCGCGATGCTGTTCGTTTCTCGTTAAACCACGTCAGGGCGGTAAGACTATCGGTGTAGATGATTGCCGGATTGAAACGGTGTTCGATGATGTATTTTGCGGCTTCAACAATGCCCAAAAACTCACCGATATTGATGGTCTGGTTTCCGATATTCTGTTCAAAGAGGAGTTCACCGGTGGCCAAATCAACGGCTCTGTACCGGGTAACTCCTCTTTTCATAGAATGTGCCCCGTCGGTGGCTATTCCACGTTCCGGGCGCATTACAAATCGGGAATGGTCGGTGTGCTGAATCCGTCGTCGGCCATTCTCCGCAGAAGTTTTGCGGCAGCGGATTTGAAGCTGTTGATTACGCCTTCCAAATTTTCGATGTCGGTGCGGCGTTGTAACAGGGAGACAACTCCCGATACTGTGTTGCTGGAGTATGAATTACCTCTCAGCGGATCGAAGTAAACGGTTTTGTTTCCGAAGTTGACGGTTACCCGATAGGTTTCACCCGGTATCACCAGAGTGTCGATCGTGGCCTTGAAAAGAAGCGGTGTAGCCGCTACTACGACAAAACCGTTGCGTGAGTGCATTGCTTTGAGTTCGACCGAATACAATATGTTCGGCTGGACTTTGCCTTTCAGGTCTTCAGACAATACACAAATTTTCTTCTTGTAAGGTGAATCCTCACGTACTCCTCGCAGTTGCTTGGTCTTCGAGTGGCGCGATACGAATCCGATGATCTCGCCGGTTCTTTCCGAGGTCGCAAATTTCAATTGCGTTCGCTCTGATATCATACTCTGTTTTCATATTATTCCAATCTGGTTTTACGGTCAATTAACAAAATGGAAATCAGTCATTATTATCTAAAATATATCGCAAATTTATATTTTCATTTCGGAGTAAGCAAATAAATTTATGACTATTTTCAGGCTAATAAAACAGCTATTTACAGAGAGAAGCGGGGACTGTTACCATAGTCTTTCGTCTTCGGAAAAATGACTGAAACGTTCGTCGGCAGTGGAGGTTGAGTGGTTGCCGAGACATTTCCAGTACCGATAGACTCTTTCGCCTTTTCCTATACGGAAATAAATATCGTCGGCATTGATGTACTGCACTCCTTGTTCGATGGCAGGATTGATCCATGTAGCATAATTTTCTATCCGCGGGTTCTTCCCAACGTATAATTTCTGCTTCTCGATACCGAATACGAAGATATCCTGCATCCGCACGTCATCGTCCACATCGAAGCGGCGGGCGTATGCCGCAAAGTCGTAGATGTCGGTTTGAAGCAGACTCCCGCCGAAGTAAGAAGCCGCACTGTCTTGCAGTTTGCGGAATGCCTGATTAAGCGGCTGACGAAGCCGGATTTCATTCAGTCGTGCCATCGTTACGGCATCGTTGGTAACGTATACCACGCGGAAGCCGTTGCGAGTGGTGTCGCATACTTCGAGGTGACGCACCACCTCCTGCGAGCGGTTGATGCTGTCGTCTATCGAGTCTCGCGTGCGGGTGCAATCTTTGAGTAGTCCGATGCCGAGGATGAGTACGATGACCATCCACGGGAGGAAGTGAAAGAAGATTCGCCATCGGATTTCCCGTTCCGCTTGTCGTTTGAATTCTTCTTGTGTCATGGTCTTATTGAGTTAAAGGTGTTTCGGGAGGATTAGCAGTCCCCGCTTGTTGAGTTCCGCGCGGAGCATGCCTACCAGTTGCTCCAATGTATTCACTTCCTGCCTTTCGCCGGCTTTGCGATGAAACAGCGGGGCGAAATAGAGCTTATGGTCGTTCTTGGTCGGATACGAGAGGCCGCCGATACATGCTTTCGGGATTCGGATTTGGTACAGTCCGTTGACTGGTCTGCACTGTTTGGAGGGCGGCACTGTGAACCCGTACTCTGGAAGTGCTTCGGCCACCATTTTCAGTATGGGGCGGATAACCTCGTTCGCGTAGTTCGGTACCGTGATGTTCAGTTGCGGTACGGGGTGTCTTTCGGCTTCGGCCCGCTCGATGGTGTCGAGTTGTTCGGAAACTTTCGCATCGCGCTGAAAGTAGCTGCTTAACAGTTCTTCTATTGTCATAACGTTACTTTTAATGGTTCGTGTAAAAAGAATAATGGTCCGGACGAAAGAATCGGTGCAAGCCGCCCTGTTATTTTATGCGGCGGCTTCATCGATATGCCGTTGGGCTTCCTCAACGGAGGAGATGGCCCCGTCGATAGCATCGATGGCGTCGGTCATACGGGAGCCGTTGTCCGATGATTGGAGGCTTTCAGGCATGTTGTCGTAGGCGTCCTGTTCTTCGTCCTTGATGTCGTTCAATGATGCGATGATTTCGTCGAGGGAATCTTTCACATCTTCGAGTTGTTTTCGTCTGTCTTTGTTCATGATTGATTGGTTTTATTGATATGATATTGAATGAAATTTTGCTGCATCGTAAATCATTCATATCTTTGCATTTAAGTATTAGAACCTATTTATGTCTAATTTTGAAATAATTATCAATTGTATTACAGCCCTCGGTGCGTTGGCAACCGCAGGAACCTTTATTTATGTGATTAGAAGCCAAAAAGGAGCTCAAAAACAGATTGACAGTTTATCCCAAATGGCGACTATGTTCACGCGCCAATATGAGATGGCTCGTATTCAGGCTGGAGATAGTCTATATCCCAAAATCCAGATTACATTGAAACATGACGTGATGTGGGGCATGAAGATATTAGTTAAGAATTTGTCTTATCCTATTGAGATTTACCGCATAATTATACATACAGACCAGCATCATTCTGATATAACCATAAAGCCTAAAGGGGATTATATCGCTATAAGGCAAGGTGAAACCAAACCTATATTACCTGGCGAAATGGTGCGACATCCTTTGTACTTATATTCAGCATCTCTCCGCCTCTTTTTGGTAACTCCTTTCGATGAGGCGTATGAAGTAAGATATGCGGTTAGCAATGAGCAGGAATCCTATCAATCTGAGGCTATTCCCATTTTGTTCCGTAAAGAAGACCATGAAAACGATACGGAATCCACTATCTCAGCCAAAGAATACAGTATTCACGGAAATATCCCCGGAACAGTAGATGATAACTTTCCGGAAATCTCTCGGGATACTGAATGTATTTAGTTCTTTCATAAGGCAATCAGGGCGGACAATACCCTGATGCCGAGGCGAAACAGACAATGTTTCCACTCTTGTTGGAGAATATGGTTACGCTTTCTCCGATTTGCTCGCGTGCGGCTTTCTTCGCGTCCCGCAAGCGGACGAAAGAGAGCCGGTTTCCGTACCATTTGTCACAGAACCAATAGTTCGTGGTTGTGAGCTTTGAGGCTGTGATACGAGGATCGGTGTCTGCTCGGGAAGCAAGCAATTTTTCCGCCGCCTGCCGAAGAAAGTCCGGCCAGTCATTGTACGGCATTTTCGACCGCCAGAAATAGTCGTTGAGTATCAAAGGCTGGATGCTGGCCTCCGTTCCGGTGTGGTAGCCTAAAATGTCGGCATAAGAGATTTGGGTGATGCCGTCCGATAATGCAGGGAAACAGACACCGCCATTACGACCGGTCGGCTCGAATTTGCCCCATGCTGATTTTACTTGACGCACCACGATTTTCGGGATGCCGTCTTTGTCTGCTCCGTCGCGCAACAATACAGAAGCGGAATGACGGAGTTTCTTCGCTAATGATTTCGATATGAACATGGTATTTTCTATGTTAATCGGTCATTTGTATGAATCGGACATAATCTTCGGTATTGTTAAAGCATTCATCGTTGATGCGCTCTGCCAATTCGTCCAGCGTCAGGCGTTCGACCTCGTATTCGGTTTCGTCTTCTTCGTCAATGGCACTGCGGGAAGGACCGTTTCGCCAGGCGTCGAGCAGTTCTGCATCCGAAACACTGCGGTTCAGATGATTGCAATTCCAAACGAAAGCATAGAACCGTTCTTTGCTGGAAAGGGAGCTAATGTCGTCCGCCGTTGCCGAACGAAGAAAATTACTGTCAAATTCCTGCACATCGTCTTCGTGGATGTCCTGTACGCCGATGTGCCATGAACTGTTCGCGCTATTCTGCCGCATGTATTTTACCTGAAGCAGCATATTTCTCCGATAGTCAGCCGGAATGTCACCGAATATTCTGCGGATTTCTGCGATGGCATCGTCGGTCAGGCGAACAAAATCACCGTCTCGGAAAGGAGGACGAGAATACTCTTTAGAAGATAGGTTTTGTTCCGCACAAAGTTCCTTGTACCAGTTCCAGATTGTTATAAGCCAATCTACGTTGATTTCACGAAGCTCGCGGTCTGTTTCCTGAACATCCGTATTCGGGCGCTGGAGCGTACAAGTACCGTCCGCGTGATAGTCGAGCAGGTTGTACCTGACATAGCAGGGATAGCCGTCTTCACCTTCTTCTTCCACAAACACGATGTGAGGCAACCACCCGTCGGGGCGTTCGGATATGTGGCAGAGAGAATCTATGATATTCTGCGATAATTTTCGTTCTTGTTCTTGCGGTGTCATAATCAAAATTCCTCTAATTGTTTGACTCCATAATAGTTTGCCCAGACTTCTACCGCATCCCAAAGGATATCGGGATCTATCTCCACTTTTTCGGCAATGGCACTAACGATGCTTGCATCCTCTTCGGTGACATCGTATCCATGTTCACGCATTAAAGGAATTGTCAGTGCGGCAACCTCGTAGAAACGTCCGTTTTCTTCTATGTCCCGATATAGCTTATCAAGCAGTTCACGCTGTTGGGCGGTGATTTCAGGCATTGCCGCTTCGAGTTGATGAAGCGTCCGTTGTAGTTGAATACTCGTAAAATTCATGATTGATCCTGTTTATTGTTGGCAAATTTCGGTCGAGCTCGCTGTACGATACGCAAGTCGGTATAACCGATGGCTTTCAATTCGCTGAGCAAATCTTTGCATTCGTTCTCGTGTGCAAGAGAGGTCTCAGCGATGACTGCGGTATAGTCTGCGGCTCCGTGCTGACCGACGTGCATGTAGGAGGTGGTCATATAGTTGCTCTGGCTCCACGGTTCATCCGGAAAGAGAGCGATGATGTCGCCGTTTTTCCATTTCCTAAAAACCACCTTCGTCATGGCGGTCGCAGATTTCTGTGTTCACAATGATGTCGCCCACGGTTTTCGTGTCTCGGTGGAGCTGGTTGAGGATGTCGTCGATGTCCTCCTCGGACACCTCGCCACCGTTTCGGTTCTCGATGTCATAGCGAACCGAGACGTAAACCGTCTTGACTTCGGTTGCCCGAGAACCGATGTCGTCCCCAGCGATGCCATCGGGAGACGTAATGTCGAATTTCATCAGTCGGGCAAGACGGTTGTATTCCTCGTCGTAGAACCGATTGTATTCGTCTTGATACTCTTCCTTGTAGCAGGTTCCACTTTCGGGATCGTCCGGGTCCTCCGGCTCGACAAAGGCATCGAAAGGCAGTTGGTGTTTGTCGACTAAGCGGGCTACAGCCAAATCGCTGGCAATTTCCATGATGGACGAATTGATTTCGTCTTTGTTTTCTTTGTAATACAGGTGTAAGTCCATAGTTGTTAGAGTTTAATAAAGTATTCTTCGGTTAATGATCGTTTGAGTTTCCGGTTGCCCCGGGCGATTCGGACGATGAGTTGCTGAATGCGTTTGTTTGCCAGCTCAGCGATTTCCTGCGCAGTCGGCTGGGGCATTGCGAATCTGCGGCAGGTCTCCGAGCAGTATTTTTGTTGGGCATGAATAGGTTTGCCGCAAGCTGGACAGCGGCGTTTGCCGTCTTGTTCAAGAACTTCCAGTACGCAGGCATGGATGCTTTGCCACCATTCCAAGCGGTTTATTTCGTAGGCCTGAATGGTTGCGTTGTTGGTGAAATTTCGAGCTTCCACTTCTACCGAGACTTCGGAATCTGCTACGATGACTTTGATAACCGGGTCATCGTAGGGTGTACCGTCATTGTCGAACCAGATGATGAAGGTCGGATCCTCCTGCTCGGTATAATCGCCCAACGAGAGTTCCGTCAGACCATTGTTTTTCAGAATGGCCACAATGGCAGCCATGATATTGCTTATGTTGTCCATAAAGAGGTTTTAATAAGATTAGCTGATATGTCGGAGAGACAGGCGTTGTCCATCTCTTGATTTTTCAAAAAAGTGGAGCTGCCGGGACTCACGTCTGGACAGCTCCGGTTATCATTATGGCGAATGATGTATCAATAATTGAGTTGGATGGTTCCGTAAACTCCGGCAATCTCTTCCTGTCGGATTCCCAGATAGACCATCGTCACTTGCGGCGACGAGTGTTTGAGAATCATCGACAGCAGGATCAGGGCCTCGGTTGTGCGCCCCATCGATTCGTAAACGTAGCGGCCGAAAGTCTTGCGGAAGGTGTGGCTGGAGAATCGCTTGATTGGCAGCCGGTATTTTACCCGCAGGTATTTCAGGTTGTCGTTGATGTATTGGGTGGTATATGGTTTCTTCGTTTTGGGGTTGCAGATGACCGGCTGCCGCTTGTCTGGCGAGCCGAGCAGTTTATACAGCGATGTGATTCGCTGCTGTACGTTCTCATTGAACGGAATCTGGCGTGTCTTGCCGGTCTTTCGTTCGATTTTGTAAAGTGCATCTCTGTCGAGTACGTCTTTCCATGTCATTGACAGGACATCGGACACACGACAGGCCGTACAGAAAGAGATGCAGCAGTAAAGTTCCCAAAGATAATTGCCGTCTTCATGGAGGCTGGAAAGCAGTCGGATGAAATCCTTGAATTCCAGCGGTTCGGCGGTGGTGATTTGACCTTTGACAGACATGGGCAAATAGAATTTACGTTTATGATACGGCATCAGGTGCCTGTTTTGGTGGTCGGGGGTTCCTGAAAGAGGGACATGACTTTCGCCCACGTTTCCCGCGTCCGGAAATAGTCGTCGTAGTCTTTCTGATTGATAAAGAAGACGAAAGGCGGAATGTCGGCCTGCTTGAAGAGGTTGTACTCTTTTTCGTCGAGTTTGCGGACCGTGGGAAGTCCCGTTCTGCATAGGGCTTCATTGACGATCCATGCTCCCCTGAAGTTATCCATCCGGAGCGAGTCGATGCAGACCACCTCGCCCACACAGCCATTTATCAGGAAGTTGCACACGCACATCAGGCAGCAGGTGTAGTCGATGTCCCAGGCGACCAGATAGCTTTGCGGTCGGTCGGCCTTGGCCGCCAACAGTGTTCGGCCGCTCCCTGCCGTAGGGTCGTACACAGAAATGATTTTGGACGGCGATTCTTGCTTGCCCATAGTTATCTTCGACATCAGGTCGGTGATGTGCATGGGTGTGAAGAACTGGCCTTTCTGTTGCTGGCCGCTCTGGGAGGTCAGTGCCATGAACAGGTCGCCGAAAGCATCGTACCAGCCGTACCGTTCAATCTGCTGCGACATGATTTGTATCCATGTGGCGAACATGTCGTAGAATGCTTTGGTCTGCTCTTTATTGTACCTCCAGTCAGTGAGCGGAGGCGTGTCGGGGAGCGAGAACCCGTGTACGATGTAGCGTAACAGATCCTGAAAGACGGTTCTCACGTCCAGCCCGTTCCGATACGTGAAGTCGTTTATCTGTTTTTCCAGTTCCCGGACTTCTACCGGGGCGTTGTATCCTTTGCTCATAAACAATTAGGAAATTAAAAAGGCGAAGAACTTTCGCTCTCCGCCTCGGGTAAATAATATGTTTTCTTTGTATTCAGTCGTTGGTGCAATAATCCGGGTAAATGTACTCCCGCCAGATGTCTATTTTCTGTCCGTTTGAACGGTTTTGCCAGAAATTGGGGCAATTGTCGTCCGTGTGATGAGCGGTTTCGTCGAGATGTGCGCAAATGATTTCTTTTTGTTTGCGTTCGTCCAAGCTACTCCACCATTCCTCCACACGCGGCAAGTATTCGGATTCGAGTATCACATCGTCGTTCTCACAATCAAGACACCTGTATTCGATGCTGTCGTCTCCGGCAGCGGTTTCCCCGGTGTTGACGTCGCTCCATGTACGGCATTCCACTGATAGCGAACCGCAAGTACTGCACCGCCACAACTCAGACACATCAGGTTGGGTATCTGACGGCTGGAATGTTTTAGTCGTCATCTTCGTCATTGTCTTCGTCCTCCATCCAAAAGTTTTTCTTATACAGCTCTCGTTGCTCATCGAAAGACAACGAGTTCCACCAGGCACCGAGGTCTTCCGCACCATCGGACAATCGTTTGTTTTCTTCCAAATCGAGGTGCATCCACCACTGGGTCATCCGTTCTTTATACTCTTTCAGTGAGACGAAATAACGGTGCTCCTCGCATGCTCCGCACCAAAAGTCGTCGCTGGAGTCGGCAATATCCGATATGTACTCAGTCGTGTTGCCATCGACCCATGCCCGTACCTGAATATCACGGGAGCCGCAACATTCGCATACGTTGATTTGGCTTTCATCTTCCTCCTTACTTTCGGTAACGAACCTCTGCCCGTCATAAAGTTCGCACGCCCGTTCCACGATTTTGTCGCGGGCGTTGTTGCCCAGTTCGGCATAGAAGCGTTCGGCTGCTCCCGATAACGTGGTACTACTCAGACCGCACCATTTTGCCCAGAAATGGCCGGCCATACTCCCGAATACAGTTTCGCATTCCGCTTTGCTCCAGCGGTTCCACATGTAGTAGAAGAAGCTGGAGACGATGTTTTCGTTTGTTCTTTTCATGTTTTTTATATTTTAGAACCACGATATGAACACATAGCTATTACGCTGGTCGCTATCGTTAATCAGACTGTCGATGGCTTCCATAAGTTGCTCTTTGTCAATTGAGGCTTCGGACAGCGTTTCCTCGAATTTCGCAGCCTGTTTCTGGAATTCTGGACCATTTTCTGCGATGATTTTCCTCAATCGGCGCAAATCGTCACGTTCGACTTCATAGCTATCTTCGAACCCAAATTCGGCTGATGTCGGAATCTGGAACAAGCTGAAAATTTTGGACAAGGCTTCTTGGCCGTCACCACCATATAGTCCGGGGTAGCCGTATTCGATTTGATAGACTGTCCCCACATGTAAACTTATACTCATTATTATATAGTTAAATTGTTTTATATCAGAATGCAAAATCAGTCAGCACCTTTTTGTTGCCAGAGAATAATTTTTCGTGATTTGTGTCGTCATACCGGTAGATGCTGTATTTTTTCGCTTCTCGGATGTATTCTCCACGTACCCAGACCGGAGCTGTTTCGCGGTCTGAGAGGCGGAAAAGCTCTCCTTTTTTGAGCTCTCGGATTGGTCTCTGTTCCATAGCCAGCAGTCGTTTTTATGCGGCTATTCCGAGTTGTCGGGCGGCATTGCGCATTTCCTCATAAGCAATGCGATGACAACCGGCCGTCATGATATCGTTCTTGTATGAATTGATGGTCCATTTGTGCCTATCGGCATCCTTGACAAGATCATGGCGGAAGTTCGTTTCGTTTTTGTGGAATCGTTCGACCAACCTCCAAAGACGTTCGGCTTCCTCTGCCTTGACCCGAATTCCCATCGAGGTCTCGATATATCCATTGCGCACCCGGAGCAGTGCATTGAAGTCAAGACCGTAAGGGATGGAGAACCATCTATTTGAGATTTCCCCCGAATACCACAGTTCTTTTTTCTCCTCGAAAGACATGTTGGCTATACGGTGTCGTTCCTCTTCCTCACGCAACCATCTCTCACGACGTTCGGCATATCGCCGTTCTCGCAGTTCTGCGTTACGACGGTTGATTTCTTCCTGCCGTTCTTTGCGTTCCTCGAAATGTTCCCACAATAACGGATCGCCGGTGCGGTCTATGAAGAGCCGGGACACACAGGCTTCAAATCCGTCGATAGACGCGGGCTGGAACAAGCCACGGGAAAGAATGTCGAGAAACAGCTTCTGATATTCTGATTTGTTTTCCCGCGGGAGTTCACTGGAATAACGCGGTCGTTCGCCTGTTACGGTCCAGAATTTCGCAATGTCTTTTTTGGCGGTACTGCTCAATTTGGTCAGGACCGGCATGAGCCAGCGACCGGTTGCAGACTTTTGTTGTTTGTCAAGTCCCCAGAACTTAATCCAGCGTCCGATGTTGAGCAGGCATTCTTCGACTTGTTCCGTATAATTCTGAGTACGGGACCTCTGCTGTGCTTTGATGTATTCGCTGATTTTTTCCACTTGATCGACAATGTAGTATGCCGATTCATAGTAGCTGTTTTCCGACAGTCTCTCGTTGTATAGGGAAACCGACCGGTGCGTATCGAAAATCCGTGCTCCGCAAGGAATCGCATGCCGCACCATGCCCATGTGCTTGGCGGTGGTGCTGGAATAAGTTCGGGTCGTTACCAGATAGGCTATTTGCCCTTTTTGATTCGTTTCTATAGAGGCACATCGGAAATGTGAACCATAGGAATAAATATCTTTGCCTTCGAAATAGAAGTTGTGTCCATTCCGTGCGCTATCCTGACTTTGATGTGCCCATAAATGGGCAACCATCGGGGCATCTACGACGTATCTCATGATGTTTCTGTTTTATCTGTTGAAGAATAGTTGAAAATGAAAAAGAGAAGGCGATGACCTTCTCTCTCGTGTTAATTTTTATAGTCGTTCGAGAACCTTCCGGAGGAATTTTTTGCTCAGTACCTGTTTGCAGACTGTGACACCTGACCACCCGTTTCCGGAGTTCTTGTCGAGCAATTCCCTTATGAATGTCAGCCAATCTTTGACCGGCTTTTTGTTCAGTACGGCCAACAGGCGTTCCGCTTGAATCGTCCAGTCGTGGAATTCCGGAGACCAAGGGGCGTTTATCAGTTCGGACATGGGAATCGTGAACATGTTTTTCCCGATTGGCTTGACAGCCGGATTTTGCCCTACGCTGCGCACGGTATCGGCAATGGCCTGTTCGATACGTTCTTTCTCCCGTTTATACTGTTCTTCCAAACGGTCGAGTGCGTTGATTTGGTCTGCTAAAATACCCATCCGACAAAAGGTCTTTTTATACCGAGTTCCTCGCTGGCCTCATCGCTTCCGCAGTCACATTTGCCGACGGGCTTTCCTGAGCCGCATTTGCAGAGATCGATGCCCCAATGGTTGACGCAATGATTGCAATTGCAGAAGACCTGCGGCAGATGTTCTCCCGTAAATCCGATGCGGTCGAAAACTTCGCGGCTCATGCTGTTACTTGCGCCGTTCTCGAATGTTACAGTCATCGCTCCGCATACGCATTCCTGAATATATTGTACAGGGGGCATATTATGCAGTTTTAAGTTGGAATTCGATGCCGGAAGGCAGTTTGGTGTAGTCCACTTTTTTCAGGAAGCGGTCAAATTGTTCCTGTGTAACGATGTCGTTCTTGGAAGCATAGTCCCGCCAGTTGAATACGCCCGTGTTTCGATGGTCGTAGTAGATGAAGTTGTCGAGTGGCATCCCACAGCGAAGCACGTGTAGTTTGACGGCGAGTTCCTGATCGATTTTTGCCTTCTCATTTGCGGCAGCGGACTTGAGGTCGTTGATTTTCTTCCGTTTGGCGGCAAGTCGGGCTTCGTGCCTGCGTTTTTTGATGTTGGCGGGCAGATAATACCCTTCGGCAATTCGGGATTCCACAAGTTGGAATTCTTCTGTCGTGAGAGGGGTGAATTGATAGCGAACGGAGGTGTCCTCAAATTGTTCTCCGCTCAGTCCTTCGAGTTGTTTAATTGCAGCGCGGGCTTCCTCCTCCCAACGGGCGGGTATTCCCATCGTCTGAAGCAGGTAGGTGAAGTAAAGCTGGTCTTCTGCTTCACGAAGGAATCGGTCGTACTCTTGTTCGGTAATACGGAGTTCGTTTATTGTAACCTCCTTGGAGCTGTTTCGCAAGTGGTAGAATCCATTGCCTTGCGCATACATCGGTGCTCCTTTGGCATCGCAAAGGTGCAGGGCGATGAACGGACGCAGTTCGGGAAAGGCCACTGCAATTTGTTCGTGGCAACACCCTGCCATGCAGCATTTCCAGACACCGTATTTGTCCTTTTCGTAGATGGTTGCTGTAACGCCGAAGTCGGCATGCCCGTTGCGGCATTCATCGTCGAGCCGCACCTTAACGTCTATTTTGTAGCCGTTTATGATTTTTGTAGCGTTATATTTCAGTTTATCAGCCATTGCGGTATGTGTTAGTTTGTTGATAATGCAAATTCCGGGAATGGGATCTCCAGACCGAATGTGCGGAAATGTTCGGACTGGTTTTGTCGGTTGTCCTCGGCAATTTTATCATCGATGTACGCCTGACATTCGCTTTTGAGCTGGTCGAGTCCGTCATCACCGAAGAAGCCCCAGCAACTGTCCAAAATTTCCGTGTCGTCATCTTCCGGCGTAACCTGAAATCCGTACACTTCACCATGCAGGTATTCATTGTACGTGTCGATTTCATTTTGGAGGTATTCCTCGATTTTCTTGCGGCGGGATTGCGTGAGCACTTTCCAGCCGTATTCCTTTTTCACCTGCTCGATGCTTACCGCCACAACCCCGAACCATCCGCTGTCCCATTGGCACGAGAAAGGGCCGGATGAAATGCTGAGACCACTATGGTCATAGAGGAAAAGGTTCAAAGCGATATGCTTTTGCAGGAATGATTTCCTAATGTTTCCGGGACGGCCGTCGCATACTTCGTCGAAGTCGAAATGTTCGTCGAACTCTTTTTCGGGACGGTAACGTCGGTGTGCTGTGTAGAACGTACCGAGGTTGCTCCACTTGCGCGGACTTTCGGGACTGTCATCGTAGTAGATATTGATGTGGTGTCCTTTATAGGTTATTTGTTCGTATTTGTTCATATCAGTATGTATAAGCAGTTTCCAACTCGCTTTCGTAATTCTCGAAAGCTATAAGATTCTCTTCGTCCGTCACATCCTGATCCCAGAACAGTTCGACAAAACGCTCTATCACATCCCCGCATGGCGCGGGTGTATTGTTGGAGGTATTTTACGGCCCTCGTGCGCCAATCTGTCGTTTCGTATTGCGATGATTTATGATTTTGATTGTTCATTCAAATGTCGTTTCGATAGTCGAGCAGGTATTGCTCGAAATGGTTCTCACAAATGATCTGGTTACGGTCGATGTCTGCGGAAAAATCATCCCACTTGTAACCGTAATCTTTCAGTAATTCTTCTTGCTCCGAATATTTAGAGTGAACATACTGATGCGCCTACCGATGCGGGGCATGGCTTTATCCGTTCGATGTATGGTCTTCCGGAAGGATCCTGAGGCACGGCGGGTAGCCAGCGCCTCAGGATCCTCTCAAGGAAGACAAACTGAATGTCTCGGTCCGGCGCATCGAGCTTGCCAGGCAATGAGGGAATTACTTCTTCCTACGCCACTCTGCCATCTTCTTTTTGATGTCGATGCCGTTGTCGTCGAGCATTTTTTTCAGCGTGGCCAACAGACGCCATCCGTCACCGTTCTTATACTCTTCGGCCTTGGCCGAGAGGAATGCAAGCGACTGGTATTTGTCCAATCGCCGCCCTCTGTCGTCGATGGCCGTACAGTTGTGAAAGCGGATGAGGTTTTGCATCGTGTAGAATGCGCCGGCACCCTTATAGGCATCTATCCACGCCTTGCTTTGGAGTGTGGCGTGCTTCATCTTGAATCGCTTGTCGTTGAACTTCTTGACGGCATTATAGAGCTGGGTGGCATTTTTAGCCGCTCCGATATGGTAGGCTGCAAGACGCAGCGGGCTGTAGTTTGGAGTTCAGGTCCTGCACGAAGACGTTGTTGCTGCCGAGACGCTTGTAAGGAATGCCCTTGCATTTCTTGACCGGCAGGCTCTCGACATGCGCTTTCAGTTGTTCGATGTAATCTTCCGCCATAGCCGTAGCGGCCTTGACGTTGAACCAGCGATTCCTGTCCGCGAAGTTCTCGGGGTCGTTGCGCTCCATCTTCTGTTGGACACGCAGTTCGTCGAGCAACATCTTCCACTGGTATTCATAACCCAGACGGTGGATCATCTCGGTTACGCCGACCGGACTACAAGCGCCGTAGTCCTTGTAGGAAAGCATGTGGAACATCTGCGCCATGACGAAGCGGCGGAACAGACGGCGGTTGGGTACGGTTCCCTTTTCGAGGATGTAATCGAAAATCGGGTCGTTGTCGTCCAGAATCGACAGCTTGCCGTCCTTATTCGAGGCGACATAATCGCCGCCGTTGGCCCCGTGCATGGCGAATAGGCAGCTCACGTCCACACCGGCATTGCGGAGTGCCTCGATACGTTCATGCGCCGTCTTGGGCAGTTGCGCCTGTTTGATTGATGTCGCAGGGCTTTCTGCGATGGTAACTTTTTTGTCTGCGATTGCAAGTTCCGTCCCGCATGCCGGGCACGTAACATTCGTCTCTTGTTTTCTTCTCATGATTAAATAGTTGATTGATTATTATTCGGCTCTACCCATTGTCTGAGTATTACCAGTTCCTTGTCTTCTTTGCTCTGCCAGAACCACCGGCCGAACTTCTCTGGATTCCAGTTAAAGCCGCCGAGCAGCTGGCAAAGGATGAATAGTTCCAACTCGATTTGTGATTTGTCGCGCCGCGCTCCGTAGAGCATGTCGTCGTCACTCAGTTCTCTTTCCGGCAATGCCATGAAATAGCGGCGCGGTGTACTTTCGCTGCGTTCCGACGGAATGGAGTGCTTGTAGCGATGGTACAGTTCTTCCACTTTCGAGAAGAACTCCTCTTCACTACACTGCGGTACTCCGAGAACGCCTTCATACGAGCCGTTCCTGATGACGTACTTGCCGTCTACTTTGAGGCTCCGCATTTGGAAATCAACCTTGAAGCGCGCCCCGTTTTCTACGGCACGGACAGTTTCCTGATAGATATTGCCCATAGCTCCTACGAATTGGTTATGAAAGCGGGAATGCTCAGTTTCAGATTGTCGTTAATCAGGAATTTCCTGTCGCACTCGCAGATGATGTGGGTGTCCGTTACCCGTTTGATTCTCCGTGTAACTTCGTCATGGGAGGTGTATGGTTTCCCGTCCTTGGTGCCATTATCTATATCTCCCGAGATATGATACCGGTTTCCGATTTCGATGTCTTTTACGTTCATTTTTATTGGGTTAAATTGTTTGCTATTAAATGCACTCGAATCGCTGACGCATGGCTTTACTGCTCTGATGAATACAGTATGTCCTGGATCCGGAGCCAGGTAATCGCCTGGTGCAGGATCCAGGTAGAATACTGTATGTTAAATTCGATTCCTCGTGCAAAATCGAGCTGCGTTGCCCGTAAGTCTCAATCAGGCCGGCACATTGCTTTATCAGTTCGATATGAGCAGCTTATTCAGCTACGGACCTGTCCAGAACCATCTAATCAGATGGTTCTGGACAACGGTCCTTGCTGTTATTAGCTGCACCATTAAACTCCTGACCCTTGACTTTTTTCACTTCGTGCTAAGTTTTTTGCGGTTCTTAGGATTGCGGCACGTTGCTCTAATATGTCGATGTGTGCTGCGATTTGAAGTCCGGGCAGCGACGTCGGGTTCCTGATAGTGAATAACGACGTCAGGCAGCCGGGACTTCATTGCTTGCGGCACGCTGATTCTTCTCCCCTGAACCGCAGTTTTCCGTGCTGAAAATCTCATTCGGACGGTACATTTCTTTATTTTCCTGATGTGCGCAGCTCTGTTCTGCTGGCCCGGGACTCTCCTCCATCCAATCGGATGGAGGGAGGCGCTGGCCGCAAGTTGGAGAGCTGCATCACTAAAATTCCGACCTCGATTCTGTAGCTGTGTACTCAGCTTCTCATGATTCTCAGAATATCGGCACATTGCTTTATTGTTTTGATGTATGCCAGTTTCGGAAGCCGGATGGTCGCCGTCGTATGACGTTAGGGATACGACGGCACCGGACGGGCTGTATCGAAACTCGGCATGTTGAATCATATCCTTGAATCATGCTTTCGTGCTAAAGAAGAAGTTCTCATAATGGCGACACATTTTCTTTACTTACTTGATGTTGTCCCGCGAGAGCCAAGCTCTTGAGGAGTCTGAAGGTGATGGTGCGATCACCTTCAAGACTCTCGATAGAGCTTGGTTACACGCAGGAATCTCAAATTCATTCCTTGAACTTCTGCTGATGTGTTTCAGTTTCTTTCGTGCGGATGTCTGGCCGGATGGCACATTACTTTATCACTTTGATGGTTACAGGCTATTGCCAGAAGAAATCCTGAGTGAAACCGGTCGATAAACCGGATTACACTCAGGATAATTCTGGTTAAATTACCTGTAATATGAATTCCAGCCCTTCATCAGCCTGCCGTGTGCTCGGCATTGTTACAGTGATGCTACCAGCGTGTTATAAACAGCCCGACTTGTCAGCAGTGCATTCCTCATGCAGCCAATCGTCAGATAGCCGGGGAGGTTACCCTCGGTCTTGGAGCGATTGGCTTTCACATTGCGGCCGCGTCCACGAACGATACAGCCGTCGGATTTGTTTCTGACGTATCCCAGTCCTCCGATCTTGCGTTTGCCGGTTGCAACTGCCCGCAGACAATCCATGACAAACATATTCAGTTCGTCAAGGTCTTTCCGCGCGTTACATACGGGAAGAATCTGTGTCGCCCAACTGAACTCGCCGTTACCCTTGTACAGATAGCGGTTCACAGCATGGACGGCTTTCGTAAGCGTCGTGTCCCGACAGCGAATCGTTCGTTGTTCAATCTCTTTCTGGAAGGTCTTGATACGACTGAACGAGAGCGAAATCATCTTGCCTTTGATGCTGTACCCGAGAAATTTGAACCAGTTGTCCGCGGTGAGATACTCCACCTTTTTCGGATTGAGCTTCATGGCTTTCTCGGCAAGTCGCTTTTGAAGCAATTCCATTGCTTTTTCATAGTCGGCACCAACGAAGAGCATGTCATCCGAATAGCGGACATAGTAGCCGTTCAGTTCCGACAATTCTTTGTCAAGGTCATACAGGAGAACATCGGCCAGCCAGCTCGCTACGGCGCAGCCCTGCTTGAGGGACTGGTATTGACTTCGGAGCCTGTTTTCCTCGTCAAAATACAGATCCGAATGATAATATTTTCGCAGCACGTCGATTAAAACGGAATGACCGTGTTTGGTCTCAACCTTATCGAATGCCTCATCGATGAATTGAATCGGTACGCTGTCGAAATATTTGGAGAGGTCGGATTTCCAGCCCAAAACTCCGGTTTTTGCCGCGTTCACGATTTGATGACTGACTTCGGTAACCACTCGACCGCAGCCTATTCCTGTCTGGTAGGATTTGCAGGTTTCGTGGAGCATTTCAGGCATCAGGTCGAACAGGAGGTCGTTGGCGATACTAAGTATCACACGATCCATCGGCTCGTTTACATACACCATGCGGAACTCGCCGTTGTCTTTGGGGATTTGAGCCGTATGGGGCGGAGAGATTTCATACTTTCCCAGCACCATAGCTTCAGCCATTGCCAGTCGGGTATGTTCATCGGTCAGCCGGATGAGCTGGTCTTTCCGGATGTCTTTGCCCACACCTTTCTCGATTGCTTTCGTCCATCGCTTGATGTCGAAAAACATTTGCAATATCTTATCTTTCATTTTATATTCTGCCTTTATGCTCGGATTCCCACAGCCGATATGCCCTCTGCCTGCGTTTTTGCGGACTTAATTTTTTGCAGGTTTTGCAAAACGCATCAAATCCTTGGCTGATGTATTCCTCGCGGGTAATAGGTTCTCCGCAGCATTCACATCTGTATTTTTTATCTGCACTTGACACTTTATCCATAGCTACTTGATTTGTTCGTCATTGCACACGAGTACATCTCCGACAATGTAGTCTGATACTCCCGGGTGGTTTTCTTTGAAAATGCGTGTAGCCGCAGGATTATAAGTGAGGTTGTTTATTTTCCCCTCTTCGTTCACGACCATGATTTCCGTTTCGTTCAGAAATACAAGTTCGATGTCTCCGCCGACTATTGCCTGCATTTCTTCAAGCGTAAAGTCGGTTCCATTGGCAGGCTGCACCGGCTGGCGCATCCCGTCGGTTTTAATGATTTCAGCCATTTATTTCTTATGTGTAAAAGTTATTATGGTTTGACCATCATAACCGAATTTCGCTTTTAGACCGAAAGCCTTGGCATCGGAGCTGATGCAGCAGATGTCCCAGACGTTCAATTCGGTTGCACAGGTTATGACGGTATTGTTTTCTGAGATAAGCGGTGATTTGCCTTTCAGCGCAGCACCGCCGCATATTCCACGCAGAATGACTCCGCGCTGGTGGGTTGTAAGTTCTTTTGTTTCCATCGGCAAATCGGAATTTGTTAAAGAATAGATGCTATCCGAATAATCCGGTCGGAATTCGGACATATTTTTTTGTCGGCATACGTTCAAACTGCACGTATCCGTTTCATGCTGTTGCCAGTTTCAGAATCCGAAACAAGGAGCACACGGAGCCGTCAGCACACGGATTCCGACCCAGACAAGCAAGAGCAAGCCTGCGACAAATACCGTGTTCAGAATGGCATCCTGCCGTTTGCGAGCAAAGGCGATTATCTTCTTCATGGATTTAATAATTACGGTTATACTTTTTCAATCGGGTACAAAAAAGGCACGAGTTTTCCGCCCGTGCCTACACCGAATATTTCACACTATGCTATGCCGCCGGTGTCGGCGTCGGTTGCATTTTGATGATACGGCAACCCTCGCTCGTGAGTACACGATATACCCGCACGAGGTTGCGCCCGCGAAAACTGCTGACCGTAACGCTTTTCACACCTCTTGAAGCCAGAGTTGCAAGCACACCCCCGGCACTTTTCAATTTGTCGAAACAGCCGTAACTCTCGGTTCCGGCATTATTATATAATTCTATCATTGTCGTTCGATTTTTAGTGCATGATTGGATTGCCGAACTCACATGAATATCGGCAGCGGCTTTACGAGCCAATCGGGCTGACCAGCATGGAAACACTTGTCGGCACGCCTTTGCGCTTCTTTCGCACGGATGCGCCGGGGCTTTTTGGATTGTTTTTGCGGTATTCCTTTTGCCCGCAATTTTTCTCCGGCATCGGGCGTTTTCACTTCTTTGGGCACACGCCAACGGCTGTTGAACGTTGCCGTATAGATACGTTGCAACTCCGTGCCTTTGTTGCACATGACCAGTACGGCGGGCGGTTCGCCGGCAATTTCGCCTTTTTCCCGCAGCTTGTCGAGCGTGTCTTTGGCCGCCTTGAAATGGGTAAAACGCCCGTAATTACGAGTACGGTCTTCGCTGAATATTTCAATCATACACTCAGGTTTGTTACATTAGTTTTTTGAGGAATTTCCAAGCCTGCGGGCTATACCTCCGGCACACGAAATTCTCTAACGATTCGGTGCGTTCATATCCGCAGTTATGGCATAAGTACCGCACGAATTTGTGCGTGATAAAGTACAGTTCCCCCGTTTCATGGCTTTTGCAGCGGTCGAAGTACGGGGAGATGCTGAGCGCAAAGTGGGCAGAAAAATTTTCTGCCACTTCGTTGAAAGCGATGAGTTTATACATGGCATGAAACAAAAAGGACAGCGCACATTTTCTGCACGCTGTCCAGCTTCGATTGTATAGGGTCGCTGTGCCGTTACGCTGCAATCGCTACATTTTCCGTGCTGTTTCTCGGTTTTCTGCCACGCCTGCGGGCAGGCTGTTCCGCCACCGTTTCGGCAGCGGTTACGGGTGTCGCACTTTCGGCGACAACTTGTTCGGCAGGCTGTTCGGTCTGCACCTCTTCGGGCTGGGCGATGTCTTTGGGCAGTTCCACACGGAAATTCAGTGCCTCCATGAGTGCTTTGGTGGCATTGTGGATATACTTCTTGCGGTCACGGGCAGAGCGTTCCAAGTCCTTTTTAGTCGGCATTAACCCGATTCACGCCCATACGCTCGCATCGAGGTCGAAGATTTTGACCGTAATGCCTGCGGAGGTGCGGATGATGAGCCGGTGCGGAGTTCCTGCACGGAGTTTCGAGCGGATACCGTCGTTCGATTCACGGAGCAGCGATTCTTTGGTCTTCACTTCCCAGAAAGTGGTTACCACGTTGCGCAGTACACGGAACAGCTCGTCCTGCGTTTTCACGGTCGCTTCGTAATCCGCACCGAAAAAGTGCATAGCCGTGTTTTTGCCGTCTTTGCCGGCATACTCGAAAATCACACCTGCGGCATTAACTGCCATGTTTGCGAATTGTTCTGCATTTAACTTGCTGATTGCCATAATGATAAAATTTAGTTGGTTTCTATGCGATAGTGCATATTGCGGGCACTGCGGAATCGAACCGCACGTTCTGCGGATGGCAAAACGGCACGACCTGTGCGTGCCCAAAAATCGCACGCTACCTTTCACCCGATAGCGTGCAGATTTCATCTCAATTTGCACCTCACTAAAACGCGCCCTATACTCGCTATTTCAGAAAAAAGCCTTATATTTGCATTGTTCACACGCAAAGACGATTTTCTGCTTCATGGCAAGCCCGACATACTCCAATTTCCGACGGGTGCTTCTTTGGCACGTCCCCCGTCTTTTCCAACGGGGCAGCTAACATTCGGGCGGTTGGCGGCTGGTGATTATGGGCATGACATTGGCAATGCTCTTTTCTCAAGCTCCGTGCGGATTGTTTTTCCCGCATGGCGATTTTTATCTCCGGCTGCACAAGGGCAGACTTATGGCATTATTTTATCGCTTCCCTTTTTCCATACGACTCTCGCCCTCCCAAATTCACGGGCTTTGCGTATGCGGACAAAATACACGTATTTCGACCGTTCCGACTTGCGGCATTGGTTTGCCGTTCCGCTCGGTGTGGTTATTTAACACCCTATTTAAGCGTTCCAAAACGCACGGACGAATTTTTGATTTTCCAAGCCTCAAAAATTAGGTTTCCCACAAAAAAGGCTCTTTGTTTCTCGCTGTTGCGGTTTTTGCTGTCTGTTTCTTAATTGATAGTTTTTTTCTGTTTTTACTATTTACAGACTTGTTGCGGTTGTGTCGCTTTTGAAAGTCTGTATATTTTTTGTTTCTGTTTTCCCCGTTTGTTTATCGGGGCTGTTTCCCTTTCGGGTTCAATTCAACAATAACACAAAGTTTTCAATCCTCCAAATAATTTTTTTCGCTTGAATCAAAAACGGCTCTAAAATGAGAGTGAACGCTCGCGCGCGAGGGCTATTTTTATTCGACTGAAAATCAATCTATTGCAGAAAAGAGAAAAAATTTTTCAAAAAAAATATAGGGTTCAACGTTCAAAAATGGACTGAAAGAAAAACTATATATATTGATAACCAATTATTTGCGAGTTAGAATCGACCTGAAAACAAGGGCAAAAAAATATTTTGCTTTCAATCCGAAAGAAACAAAGGTCTATTTATAGGCTTTTGGTTTCACTTTTCTACAAAGTGAAGGTATCAAAGTATTGAATAACAATATACTAATAATTTTTGAAAAGAACGGGGTGGGTACTACCCCCGGTGCGGATTCGATACGCGCCCTACGGCCTGATTTTCAAGTCCCGTTTTTGGCTACAACTTTTTTGTTCAAAGTTTGGCACAGTTTCAGGGGATTATTTGCTCAAAACAGAACTTGTTTCGCATATAAAGAACTTGCCATGCCATTTATAGAGTTTGCGAGAATCTGTCGGCGAATTCATCGCGCACTCACGTATTTTCCCGATGCTTATTATTTCTTGCTATGGATGACTCGGTTATGTCGTTGCAATTCGGACTATAAAATGTATTGAAATGAGGTTTTTGTGCGGCTTTTTGCATATATAGTCTTGTATAGAAATTTGTGTGTTAATATATTATCGTATTTTTTGTCGAAACTTTTATTTGGTTGCCCTAAAAAGAAAATTGATAAATTAAGCACACGTTTACCCGACAATCCGTATATTTGCCTAAAGTAAACCTATATATAATTTATAGATGCACTTACCGGATGAGTAAAAGCAAGTCGGCAATCCATGACTTCTTCCGATGTTACAGACCGGAGAACGAGACACATCAACTGGCCATCGCGCAGTTTTGTGCCCAGCGACGTTTCGTAGTTACCATCGATGCGGCACCAGACAAACGGTTGCCTGTAACATACGAACAGTTCCGTCGTTGGTTCGAAACGGATACTCCCCAGCGAGGCGATATTGTGACCCTTGTCGGGCGAGACATCTCCGGCATTGTAGAAACGGTCGGTGTAAATCAGACGGTGTGTCTTTACATCTCAATCAGTGGTGATGTGCTGAACACGACATGCGGATGCTTTGATTACACGTCATTGGAAGTGGCCGACAAGGATACGGTACTCCGCTTGCAACGAGCGCTTCATCGGGAAGGACTGGTATGGAACCGATGGCGGCACAAACTCAAATCCTGTGAAATTCCGAAAGAGAATATCCAGTACCAAATCAGCGTATTGGGCCGGAAAATCGGTTACGGTGTGTTTCGGGAAATCGATGCAAAAGGACGGATTGTCATGTACTGCATCCAGCCGGAATATGGTCCGGTACGTTATTCGTTGCGGGAAGTCGTCGGACCGAAAGCGGATTACCAGTTGGAACCCATCAATGTCAGTCAGCGCGAGGAACTGGCCAAGGAGTTGAAAAAAGCCGGCGTTCTTTGGAACGGGTTTTCTAAACGGATCGAGCCTGTCGGTTATCCGGTTTCGGAGGGGAAGGGTTATTATTACCTGAACGAGTTCTGGGAGGTATGCAAGACTATTGAGAATGGCAGATCCAAAGGGGCGAAATACTTCAATAGCGGCAATTACTCCCGGTATCGGGAACCGATGGAAGAAGTCCGAAAGTATCTTTTTAGCGAACTGGGTATCGGTGCTGTCTCCCGTTCTGAAGAGACCGTGTATTACTACCTGAAAGAGTTCTGGAAGGTCTGCAAGACGACGGATAAAGGACGGCGAAGAGATATAAAGCGAGCCAAAGCCGGTAATTATTCCACTGATGAGGAGAGCATGCAGCAACTTGCTTTACAGTTACAGGAAAAACGGAAAGAACAATTGGCACGTTATCCATTAAAGGGATAGCTGCTTCATGACTATCTTCCGCCCGATTGTCCTGTGACCGGATAAACGAATCCTTTCTGTATCGGTATTCTCTGTCTTCTTCTAAAGAAGAAGCAAGGTGGAGGGTATAAATAAAGCACTTCCGCTACGCTCCAGTGTTTATTTATACCCTTTAATGCTCACCCCTAAAGGGGTTCGCTATGTTTTTCTTTTAGTAGATAAAAACAGAAAAGTAAGATAGTAGTATAGTATATATATTACTGCATCTTACTTTTCTGTTTTATAGAGTTGAAAATAATGGCCAGTCAGCCTCCATCGGGACTTTTTCTATGTCCGTAGGTTTGCTCGAACTTCTCCCTGAAAACCTTTACCTCCTCTTTGGGCAAATAGCGGCGCACTTCGCCGCAAAGCCGGTCGTACTCCTCCACCCGGAGCGTATCGAGGTCTGCCATTTCAATCTCCACGTCCGGATGTAACCGCCGGAAATAGAATCCTACCGCTTGCGCATATTCGCCTTTGCAGGCCCGGCTGACCGTCTTGACGGATGTTCCGGTGATTTCGGCGCACGCCTGCATCGACTTGAATACGGCGACCAATATGCGCGTGTGGCCGAACAGCAGTACCTGTTTCGGATGTCTGAATGAACTGTTGCTTTTCCCTTTGTGTTTCATGCGGTTTTTATTTTGCTATGCGTTGCAGGATTTTGGTTATGAGCGGAATGTTTTCCACGTTGATCCACTCTTTTGCTACGTTCCACGTCAGCGATTTGCCGAAATCGAGGTTCTCTTCCGTAAGAACGTGATACGACAGGCGTCCTTCGGTCGGTTTGAGTTTCAGGTCATGCAGTTCGCACAGCCCGTTTTCCCAGAATATGCAGCCATGCTCCGCCTGAAGAGCCTGTACCATCGGTATCGGGAACGGTACGGCTCCGACCAGCATGCCGACAGCCCAAAATGTAATTCGCAGTCTTTCTTCGTATCCGGCCTCTATCAGTCGCCAGATGTCTTCCGGTGTGCCCAAACAAGGTGTCAGGCATTGTCTCCGGCAACGAGGACAGTCGCAGCTTACGGGATAACGTCCCGTTGCCCTTGAGATCTTGTCGGTCAGTTCCTTGCTCATGCTGTCTCTTCCGGTTGTTGTCCGGCATCCCTTCGGTTCCACAATTCGATTATTTTTCCCCGACCAAGTAGCGACCACCGCTTACGGGTACCGAATGCCCATCGTTTTTGGGTTTTCGGATTCGTCCAGTAGTATGGCACATCAATCTGCCATTCCCCGTATTCCGGCAGGACGGCCCATTGCTTTTTCTCGAACCGACAAATGCCGCTATCTTCCAGAAATCTACTCATGCGGCTGGCTGAAATACCAATTTCCCGGGCCAGTTGTGTGGGGGTGAAATAATCCACGCCTTCCGTCAGATGGCTGTACGGGTTTTCCACCCTGCGGCGCCCGGACGGCAGTTCAGTTTGTCTGGGCGGCTCTTTGCTCCATAGGTCGAGAATTTGATCGCGGCCGATTTTGCTCCATCGCTTCCGTGTTCCGGCAGCATAGCATTTTCCGGTGCGCAGGTTGTGCCAATAATACGGCATATCGATTTGCCAGCTTCTGTACGGCATGAACGCCACCCACTGGTTTTTCGAGAACTTGCAGATACCTTTTTCGGCAAGAAACTGATGTAACAGCCGGGGCGTCGTGTTCAGTTCCTGAGCAAGCCATGTCGTCGAATAAAAGTCTCGCCCCTCGATCAGGTTATCGTAAAACTCCACCTTGTAGGAATCGGCATCGATGCGTTCCTGTTGTAGGTGTATTTCTCGCCGCTGGGCGACGATCAACTGATGCGCCTCATCGAGATTTTGCGGCACGGGCAGATTCTCGGTCGTGCTCATGCCGCTTTCGGGTCGTGGTTCCAGCGTGGCATAGCCCCGTGTCATCAGTTCGTTGATTTTCGTGTTGCACCATTGCGAGAACTCCGGCGACAACTGTCGGGCGAACTCCATCGCCAGTTCTTCATCGATCCATGTGGCTCCGTTGTTACGGCCGCGCGTGGTAAATATCTGGCTGTCGAGGCTCTCCGAGATACCCTTCTCGACCAGATGCTGGCGATAGCGGACGAAATCCGCCTTGCGCAGAATCTCTGCCGGCAGGACACCGAAACTGCGTGCCATCTGCGTGGCATTGATCATCATCTTGTTGTTGGCGGCCCGGAAAGAGATCGGATGGTCCTGATAGTTGAACACCACGTCTTCCTGTGTCGCATGTTGCGTCGCTTTGGCAGACTGCATGGCCGCATCCTCCAGCAGTTCGTTGAGCCACGTTTCCACTTGGGCGCACTTCCTGGCTGCTATGGTGTTTTCGCGTCGCATAGGACGAATCAGCTTATAGACGTCGTAAGGGCTGATGGCCCACATCTCGCGTCCTTTTTTGCGGAACGGAATCTGAATACTGGAGGGTAACTGGCGGATAGCCGCCTTGTCAGTCAGCATCTCCTCGCGCCCCAAAACCTTGCAGAGGTCATGCAGATTCACCCATGCCACAGTCTTGTCTTCATTGAAAAGCACCCTTATCGGATACTCCTCGCATTGTATCGCACTACTTTTCATTTTGTATTACTTTTCATGTTTTTTTCTTCTAAATCACGTTGTTTGCAGAATTTACGGAACTCCTTTCGCCGCTCGTCATACGCCTGACGCTTGTGCGCTATTTCGCGTGTGGTGAAATAGCGTCGGCTCACACCGCACAAACGATCGTACTCCTGTAAGGTAAGGCTGTCCAAATCGGACAGCTCGATTTGCACATCGGGATGCGCGTGCCGGAAATAGAAGCCTCCGGTAGCCACATACTTTCCGGTACAGGAGAACGATATGCTTTGAAGGTTGATGCCGGAAAAATCCGCCGCGCTGTGCAGTGAGCGTACCACGGCGATAAGTACATACGCACCGTTGAAGACCAATAGCTGCTTCGACGGTAAAAATGGACCTTTCGTTTTCATAACTCATTGGTGTTTGGGATGGAAATCAGTTCTTCACGGGTAAATCTGTTCTGCGCCTGTATGAAGATGTAAGAATCGGAACACACGATGCCGTTCAGCATCATCTGCGACATGCTTTCCAGCAAGTAAGAACCGAATGCGGGATCGACACAGGTCAGGAACGGCAGTGCCAGCACCTCCTCCGCCAAAGAGTGCCCCGTGGCGGCATCGATGGCGAAGCGTTCGTCCGGCGGTATGCCGTACATCTTGCCCAGATGGTCTATCCACAAGGCGAATCCTGCGGTAAATTCAGCTATCTTTTCTTTCTCGTCCAACTTCATGGATTGCAGGAAGTGTGTCATGTCGAAATAAACTCGGGTATCGGTAGTGGTAAACAACAAATCCGGGAATTCGCCGAACCGGATTTTGAACCCGTAATGGTTTTCTATTGTTTTCATATTCCAAAATATTGAATTTTGAAGGCAAATATATACTTTTCGGCTCAAATTAGACTATAAATTTGACGATAAATTTTATCGTTAGTAATTCATTTATAATGTTTTATAGGTTGCATTTCGATGCAAAAACAGCCCAAAAAACTATAAGGAATCTACAGACTATTATGTATGGTAAACCGAACATATTGGAGCTACTTCGTCCGTATGGTCGGAAGAGGCCGGATAACCCATTTTTTCGGGATCGAACTATTCTTTTTGAAACCCGAAAAAAATGCAGGAAGAAGGAACTTTTAACCACGAACTGCTCGAAAGTATATTTCACACATCGAAAAAGACGATTCAGGAATACGTGCAGGAAATCGAACGGCACAACCGCTACCGTTCGGCGCGTTCGAACATGCTGCTGGGAGCCATTCTCGACGACCGGGCACGCCTGATTGACCTATACGATGCGTGCCTGCAACAGGATGCGCATATCCGCGCCGTCATCGAGACGCTCGAAAGCCAGATTCTCGGCGACCGCTACATGCTCGCCCGACTGAATGACAAGGGCAAGTACGTCAAGGACGTGAAAGAGAGCCAGAAGATACAGGGCTCGCAGTTCGATAAGATTATTCGGGGCATCATCGAGGCCAAACTGTACGGTTACACGCTGCTGGAAATCATGCCCGACATCGACCCTGACACGGGGCGGTTGAAAGAGGTGAACAGCATCGAACGTCGTAACGTCCTGCCTGAACAGGGCATTGTCGTCAAACGACAGGGGGTGTGGCTTCCGCACTGGGACATCCGCTCGGCCGCCTACCGGAAACGTTATGTGCTCATCAAGACGGGAGATCTCGGGCTTTTCTCGGCCACGACACCGTTGATTCTCGCCAAAAAGTTCACGGTCGCCAACTACGTCAATTTCAGTCACACCTACGGCCAGCCCATCATACATGGAAAGACCGTCAGTGAAAACAATATGGACCGCAAGCGTCTGGCGCAGGACATCTCCAATGCCGCCCAGAACAAGGTCATCGTAACGGGGCTGGAGGACGAGGTGGACATCAAGACCTTCACCATGTCCAACAGCGAAAAGATATATACCGGACTGATCCAGTTCGCCAACAAGGAGGTCTCGAACCTTATCCTCGGCTCCGAATCGATGGCCGGAGGCATGCAGTCGTATGTCGGTTCCACCAAAGCACATCAGGACATCTTCCGCGACCGTATCGAGGTGTACCGCCGCTACATCGAGAACGTGATGAACGAGCAGATCATCCCCCGGCTCGTGAAGATGGATTATATCCCTGCCGGACTGGAATTCAAGTATTCCAACCGCATCGACATGAACAACGAGGACCGCATCAAGCTCTACTCGCTCATCACCGACAAGTACGAGGTGGCGGCGGATGAAATCGAAAAAGAGTTCGGTATTGTCGTGGGTAAGCAACTCAATGTGATACCCGGCATGGGCGGCGGAGACGGTGCCGCAATCGGAGGAAACACGTCCGACCGGGGCATCATGTCGGATGAGGAGTACTACAAACGCTACGGTCATCCCCGTGGCGTAAAACAAACCGCCCCCAATCCGTAAGCCATGAGAATCACCCTCGAACAATTCTGCGAGCAGTGGGCGCCGAAAGGCAACGGCCGGTATCTGCCCAACAAGATGGAGTTCAATACCCATGACTTCGTGACAATGGCCGGCGAATACTCCAAGAGCCGGTTCCGCACCAGCTTTGCCGAAGGCGGCCTTTACGGCAGCGGCAAGCCGTGGCCAAAGCGCAAATCCCGCTGGGGCCGACGCTTCACCCATCCCGTGATGAACGACACCGGAACCTTGTCTCGCTCTATCATCGGGGAAGCCGAGCGTATGGACCATACCAACATCACCCAGCGCGGCTACGGTGACCGGAAGAAGATTTTTCGCCGGGGAGCCCGTTATGCCATTCGGACCAAGGCGCGCAATTTCAAGCAGCCGGGAAAACGCGGAGCTTCCAAGAGCTATGCTGCCGTCCACAATACCGATCCGGCGTTGGGACTCTACACAGTCAACCAATATAGCAGCCGCCGGCCTGAACACCGGCAGTTCATTGGCATCAGTCCGAAACTGAACCATACCGTCAACCAATTGTTTATCCCCATCCTGTTCCGGGGATTTCCTTTTCCTACCCCATGATTAAAGACAAGAAACCATATAATCTACCCGTAAACGGTTCCGCTCCGAAAGCGGAACAACCTGCGGTCGTCGTGCCAGAACTGGTATCGGAGAATCCGTTCGTGAACATGTATCAGGCCGTCCGCCGGGCCATCCTCACACTGCGGGAGCACCCGGAAGACCCGCAAAGTCCGCCGTTTTTCAAGACCATCATGATAGACACGGGGCAGTTCTCCCGAATCGTGCGCAGCGAGAATCTGGAAATGGAAATCGCCTTTCCTGCCATCTTCATCCGCTTTGTGAACGTGCGTTACCTCGTGCAGCAGCAACGTATCGGCGAGGGCCGCGCCACCATGCGCATCCGCTTCATCCTCAATACGCTCAATCACACCGATCCGGAGCGGGAATGCGACCCGTTCATCGTTTTTCAGCGGTTGAATGTCGCCATTCAGGATGCCAAAAGCCATGAGCCGGCACTCACGGAGCGGTGCAACCTCCTTTACTTCGACATGCCCATGACGACCAACATGTTACAAGCCTATTGGGTGGACTACGAAGTCTGGTTCCGAGAATCCTCCGCATGGAAATACCGAAACTGGGTCGAACGCTATTTGGTCATGCCGCCATTCACGCAACATGCCGATGCTCCGCAGCACGACACGGCAGGACACGGACGTCATACCGAACCGGTTTACGAAAAGGTTACGGGATTCCAACCCTCGGTCGATGTGCCGGGCCTGCCGGAGGAGGACGAAAAAGAACCCGAAGAGAAAAAGCCTGCCGACAATGTCCTCAATGGCTCCGAAAGAGGATTATAAACCATTTCATGCGAGCGAAGCTATTCTTACCTAAAGGAAAAGATGAACACGGAAACTTTTGAACATATCGTCTGTCAGTCGGGCGCGGGGCATCCGGCTTCCATCCGCTTCTTCGGCCGCATTACGGAAGAGAGTGCAGGGCGTTTCAGCGAGGCGTTCGACTTTTTGGAGAACATCGTGCGTGCGTCCCTCATCCGGGTGCTCATCAACTCGGAGGGCGGTTCGGTACTGCACGGCATGACGGTCTATACCGCCATACAAAACGCATCGGTGCCTACCGAATGCGTCATCGAAGGTATGGCCGCCTCGATGGGCTCCGTTATCTGGGCTGCCGGAGACAAGTCGTTGATGCGTGATTATGGCATTCTGATGATCCACAACCCGTTTCTACCCGACGAGGACGATGGGAAACAATCCGAACTGGTCAAAGCCTTCACGACGCAGATCGAGACCATCTACCGCAAGCGGTTCGGGCTCAGCCGCGAGAAAGTCCGCGCCATCATGGACGGGGATGTCGGGCAGGACGGAACATTCTTCGATGCTGCGGCAGCCGTGAAGGCGGGTATCATTCCCGAAAGCCATGTGCTTAGGACCAGCAAGCAGCTCCGGGACAAGGTGCGGGCCGACCTGTCGGGCATTACGGACGCGGCGGCCATACAGGCGGTCATGAATCGCATCACACCGCCCGAGGATGAAAATCACCCGTCGGACGAGAAAACCACTATTCTTAATACGAAACTTAATCACACACCCATGAACGAAGAGAAAACTTTATCCCCGGAATACAGTGCGGTGGTCGCTTCGCTCGGCATGCAGGAGAAAAACGAGGTCAAGGACGTGCTCTCCCGCATCACGGAGCTGACCGGTGTGGAAGCTCGGCTGGCCGAGGTAAATAAGGCCCTGAGCGATGCCAAGACCGTCATTGCCGGCAAAGATGCCGCCATTGGCAATCTTCAAAAAGACCTCGACAGTGTAACAGCCCGTTTACAGGTCTATGAACAGAAAGAAGCCGAGGCCAAAGCAAGTGCTATCGATGCCTTCTTGCAGAAAGCCGTGAACGAAGGCAAAATCGAGGCGGACGCAGTGCCCGGCTGGAAAGAGATGGCCGCCACGAACTTCCAGTTGGTGCAAGACACCATCGGCTCCATTCCTGCCCGCGAGAAAATCAGCGAGCAGATCGCCGCCGACCCAGACAATGCCAGAGCGGCTGCCGATGCACTGAAAACTGCCGGCGAGAAAATGGCCGAACAGGTCGAAGCCGTCGTAGGCAAGGACTTCGCCTTCAAGAAGCTGCAATAGTCCCGTCCGGCGGGAGACGTACTATCCCGCCACATTGATAAATATAAACTGATTTGCCGGAAGTGGTTTACCGCTTTGAGTCGATGCTCCCTGTTCGCGGCCGAGATTCTAACTCAGAAAATCACTAACACAATGGCAGATACAGTAACTTTCTTACAGAACGGCTATGCCGGAGAGGTGTTGGAGGACCTGCTCACCTATACGGCGCAGGGCAACGACACCTACCGTGAGGGGCTGATACACATCAAGTCCGGTATCCAGCACAAGTACACCTTGCCGGCCATCCGGTTGGGGGACATCATTCAGGACAACGTGCCCACGCCCCAGAGTTCGCACGGGGCCAAAGGTGAGAACGGCGAGAACGAGTACCAATTCACGGAGCGTCATCTCGAACCCGCCGAGTTCATGGTTTACCTCGAATTCAACCCGCGCGACTTCGAGGCGTACTGGAAATTCGCCCAGCCGACGGGCAACCTCGTCTTCCGCGAGCTCGACCCCAAGTTGCAGGCCACGATGCTGCGCCTGCTGATGGACAAGAAAAACGAGTTCATCGGCAATGCCATCTGGACTTCGGCCAAAGGCGGTGCGGCCGCCGCAGGCATCACGGCTCCCGCCGGTGCCGTGCAGATCGGAGCCGGCAAGGAGAAATACTTCGACGGGGTCATCAAGCGTATCATCGACAACGTGAACGCTACCGATGCCCAGACTGTCGCAGGCGGTCAGTGCATCGTTTCCGGTACGACCGAACTTAAGGACGGCGCTGCGGTCGAGGCGGCTCTCTACTCAATGTGGAAGAAATGCCCCAAGCAGATCCGTAAGCGTTCGGGCCTGAGCATCGTCATGGGCTGGGAGGCGTGGGACGCCTACGACCAGTACATCACCGACAAGATGGTGAAATACTCCGAGAATAGCGAGGTGAACCGCTACCGATTCAAGGGCAAGCGTATCATTCCGATTACGGGCGTACCGGAGCACACCATCGTTATGGGCAACTTCACCTCTGGCATGGACTCCAACCTGTGGATGGGTGTCGATTACGCCAACGACACCGAGGTGCTCAAGGTGGACCGTCTGCAATCCAACTCGGAGCTCTTCTTCTTCCAAATGCGCATGAAGATGGACGTGAACATCGTCAAGCCGGCCGAGATCGTCGTTCATACGGCCTACACCAAGACGGCATAACCCTTTACCGAATCACCGAATAATAACCGTGCGGGGGATGGACACCATGCTCCATCCCCCCCTTCTTCATACTGAAATACCTATGGCAAAGACTCAAACGACAATACCCGAAACGGATGATATCCGGCAGGATGCGACAGATACCACACCACCGGCTGCGACTGGGGATAAAGACACGGCAACCGAGAAATCCCCGAAGAAAGAACCTGCACAGAAAGCGGCGACCGAGATTCCGGCTGCGGCGTTGGCCATCCTCGGAAAGTTCCCCGACTACAAGGAACTTTACATCGATGCCGACGGCAGCATGTATACGCCCCAGACCGCTCCGGCCATTCGAGGCAAGGCCATCCTCTACAAGAACCCCTATTACAAATCATAACATGCAGGCAATATGGCATTAGGCAATGTAATCATAAAGGATGTGGACGGCAACCTGCCGTATGCCGCATCGGCAAGCAACGAGAAAATCACAGGCCTGCTGTTCGACGTATCGGGACAGCCCGAGCTCTTCACATCGGGCTACGGAAAGAGCAACGAGGCGAACGTGGCTTTGGGCGATGTCATCTGTATTACCAGCCGCAAATCCTCCATACAGGACTTCGGCATCAAAGAGCGTGTCGCATGCGATCCGGACGAAGAGACGAACGAAAACTTCCTGTTCGGCATTCCTGCCTATCACATCCGCGAGTTCTTCCGCATGAGCGGCAACATCGACGGGCCGGGCCGGTTGTACGTCATGTTCGCGGACTGCTCCGAGAACTGGGACGCTCTCGACGTGATGCAGCGTGCCGCAGACGGGCTCATCTCGCAGGTGGGCATCTGGACCGAGCAGCCGCTGTGGAAACTCAACGGCGAGCAGGAGAAATACAACCTGAACCTTGTCAAAGGTATCAACGACAAGGCGGTGGCCTTAGCAGAGCTGAACCAGCCCCTGTCAGTGGTGCTGTGTGCCAACCCTGCGAGCACGGGCGGCGACACGGAAGAGGCGAAGATCATCGACCTGAACCGCATTCCGTCGGCCATCTGCGAATCGTCTCGCACCAGCGTCATCTTCGGCCAAGCCCGAAACGACCAGAACGCGATGATTCAGTACCGCAACCCGAACCATACGCCGGTCGGTTTTCTGGGTGCAGTCATGGGTGCTCTTGCCAAGGCAAGCGTTCACGAATCCATTGCGTGGGTGCGTCAGTTCAACCTCTTTACCGACGACTTCCAGCAGATCGAGCTCGGGTTCGGCGACCTCACGCTCGATGCAGAAGATGAGTTCGTATCGACCAACCTGTACGAATCCCTCTCGCCGGTGCTGCTGGACGAGCTGGATGACAAGGGATACATTTTTCCCATCAAGTATTCGGGTCGGGAGAACGGCATCTACATCTCCAAAGACCAGACTTGTTCGAACGGAGACTATCGCACCATCGCCCGCAACCGCACCATCAACAAGAGTCGCCGTGCCGTGCGTGAAGCCTTGCTTCCGTACTTGCACAGTCCTCTGATGGTGAACCCTGCGACGGGCTTTCTCGCACCATCGAAAATCACGGCCTTCAAGACCCTGATCGGCGACATACTGGCCAAGATGCAGACGGCACAAGAAATCAGCGGCTATGCCGTGACCATCGACCCCAACCAGAACGTACTGGTGGACGACACGTTGCGCATCAGCTATGTCATCGTACCCGTCGGCGTGGCCGTGAAAATCTATGTCGAGGAAGGCTTATCACTAACCGCTAAATAGATATAAACATGGCAATCATAAACAATGTCGCATATTCCTGGTCGATGATTACCTTGGCCAGTACGGCTCTGGGAATCGAGGAAGGCTCCACCGTGCTCGAAGGAGTTTCGGGCATCAAATGGAGCAAGAAACGCAAAATCGAGCCCAACTACGGTCTGGGCGGGAAACCGGTCAGCCGGGGTTTCGGAAACATCTCCTACACGGCGAGCATCACGATGGACTATGCCACGCAGCAGACCTTGCGCTCGACCTACGGCAGCCTGATGGACATCGGAGAGTTCGACCTGATCATATCGTTTGCTAACCCGATGGCCAGCGACGACTGGACGACGACCACCGTAACACTGAAAGGCTGTATCTTCAGCGAGGACGGCATGGAGAGCCAGCAGGACGACACCAATATCACACACGAATTCGACCTCAATCCGTTCGATATCCAAATCGGAGACGGGGATACTATTTAGGAGGTTATGGATGTAACGTTCGAAGGAAAATCCTCGACAGGGAAAAACGAATGGCTCACACCGCCACATATTCTGCGGCGGTTGGGACCGTTCGATTTGGACCCTTGTGCTCCCGTGAACCGACCGTGGAATACGGCGGCACACCATTATACCATCGAAGATGACGGGCTCAAACAGCAATGGTTCGGGCGCGTGTTCTGCAATCCTCCGTATGATACGGCACTCATCGTACAGTTTATCAGGCGTTGCGTGGAACACCGCAATGCCGTTGCGTTGACTTTTGCGCGAACAGACACAAGGTTATTTCACGAGCTGGTGTTTCCAAATGCGGATTCCATTCTATTTATCAAAGGACGGCTGAGTTTCTATCATGTGACAGGTCAGCAAGGCGGTATGGCAGGTGCTCCATCCTGCCTGATTGCTTTCGACAAAGAAAATACCACAGTGCTGGACCACTGCGGTATCGAAGGTAAATTAGTGAAAGTCTAATCATATCGCCGCTGTATGCGGGAATTTTGCACACAACGGCGATATTTTTCGATTTTAGCCATTATATTATAGTTACTGCATTTCTTCGCGCAACTCATTTAATGCCTTTATGAATTTATCCAGTCCTTCTTTATCCAATACAATGCCACTCCAACTTTGTTCATCAGAAGATGTTCCTACATAAATTTGGACATTGTTTTCTCCATTCAAATAGCATTCGAGTTCTTGGCCTTCACTATCTACTAAAACAGTTTTTACAATCATAATTCGTTATTTTTATTTTTCACAAAGATAGCGATAAAAAGCTCTAACAATACTTTTTTAGCATAAAATAGCAATCTCTCACTTTGTGAGGAATGTACAAACTCACCGCAAATTTTCAAAAGTGCGGTAAGTTTGTACGACATAATTTCTTTCGAGGATCGTAAATTCAAAAACATTGTATCATTATCACATGTTGTGATAATGATACAAATTTATTTATAATAAATTGATTGTTAGTCGATTGATTCCGTGTTGGTAGTTATATGTATTTGTTCAACTCTTCGACAAGAAGATGTACTGTTGTGGATGATTCAGCCTGTGCCGGCGGGACGTTCTCCATTTGGCACATGATGGCTTTGGCATTCCGGATGGCTTGGTCTTGTTTGTCTGCAAGCACACGAAATAGCTGACTTGCGAATCCGGCTTCCTTGCTGTATGCCACCCCCAGCAACCCACTCAGCTTCTCGGCGTACAGGTTTCGGTGCATCGGCCCTTGAAACAGGTTATAGTGCAACAGGAACCAATATTCAAATGCCTGATTGCTATATGCTACCTTCATACCGCCAGTTTGAGCCAATGCTATTGCACGATTGAAATCGTTATCTGGAAAATCATCCTTGTCGAATACTACCCAGCATTGGTCATAGTCCCGGCCTTTCTTCCGTTCTTCTTCCCTTATCCGAAGAGCTTTCTGTACAAGGCCGACCGTATTGATGCCTTGTCCGACAGCCTTAATGTTGGCTGATGTCAGACGGAAAGCATTGAAGTAGTCGGGCTCGGTATTCACGCCCTCGCATACGATCAGAAAGGTTTGCTTGACCTCTCGGACAAAACTTACCCGTCGAAGATTCCGGGCTGCTCGTGGGTCTCGTTTATTCATCCGCGCCATCTTCCGTCTCTTCTTTCTGGTCAAACAAACGCTCGAATTGGCCGACGATGGGCACACCTCCATATTTCCCCATGAGATACTCTTTCTCGAAAGGCGCGCTGTTGCGTACTTTGTACTCTGCCAGCGAGTACAACTCCGACGCTCCCAGCGAATCTTTTTGAGTAAACCACACCTGATCCCTGCGGAACAGATTTGCGTTCAGCAGGTTCGTGTCATGCGTCGTAAAAATCAACTGTGCATTCTTGGAGTTCGTCAGTCGGGAGTTGAAGAGCGCAATGATTTTACAGGTCAGCAGCGGGTGCATCTTCGAGTCGAACTCGTCGATGACCAGTCGTTTGCCGTGATCCAACGCATCGATAATCGGATAGGCCAATGAAAAATACTTGATCGTACCTTCCGACTCATTTTTCCGGAACGGAAAAGTGACCATTTTCGTGGCCTTTCCCGTCTCATCATACTGCTGGTGCGAACTGATGACCGTATTATCCACTTTGCGGATGTCGTCTATTCCGAAATCGGCAAACTGGGCAAACTCGACAATACGCTGCTTCATCTCGGGATTATCGATTTGCCGGGTTGCCATTTCCCATATACGTTCATCGCTGCTGCCCAGCACGATGGTGGTATTGGCCAGCCAGTCCATGATTTCCACTGAAACGGTTTCATTGAATTGCGCGGCTACGGACAACAGCAGTGCATTGTCGCGCACCATCTTTTTAGCAACCACCTCTTTCCCGACGGCAAATTTCGGATGCAATTCATACTCATCCAGATTGCGCAGGAACAATTCGACTTCCTTGGCTTTTTTCTTATTGCTCTTTTGGTAAAGCCATTCTCTGTAAACCTGTTTTTCATCCACTTCGAAACCGTACCGATACTGAGACTGTTCATCCGCAAAGACGGCTTCGAAATAGCTGGGTTCATTCTCCGTACTGCGATTGAGACGAAAACTTTCCACCTGTTGTATGCGCTCGCCTGACTGCACGCCTTTGGACGAATTGATGACAAACCACTTGAAGAAATCGAGTGCCTTTATCAGATTGGACTTTCCGCTGGCATTGGCTCCGTACACAACGGCACTTTTCAGCAAAGAAAGATTTGTTCCTGCCAGTTCAAAAACGATGTCCTCCGATGAGGTTTGCTTTTCCTTCAAAGCCGAAGCCGCCAACGAAAGTGTCGCAGCCTCCTTGAATGAAAGGAAATTTTCAACTGTGAACTGAATAATCATATAATATCGTCGTTATATGTAGATTTTCTGCAAATATAAGCAATATCTTTCCAACTTCTGCATTTTATCGAAATATTTTCCCGATTTACACCCGTTAAAGCGATAAAGCCGCTATTCCTTTTTGTAACCAAATATCACGCAGAAATGGAAGATAAGAATCTTACGCTGGAACAGGAAGTTCAGATCAAAGAAAAAGCGGCCGCGCTGAAAGCCGAGAAAAAGGTGCGCAAAGTCTATCCGATGGTCGTGTTCGGCGATACGGACTGCGACGAGAAGGAGTTCTACGTCGCCTACATGGGTGAACCGACTTTCCCGCAGTTCTCGAAGTTCATGGCGGCATCGAAAAAGGACGAGGTAAACGCCATGCGTCAGCTCGCCCGCGACTGCTTCCTCGACGGCGACAAGGAGCTGGTGGACAACGAGTCGCTGTTCCTCTTCGGCCTGATGTCGCAACTCTCGGAGATCATCACCACCCGCCAGAGCCTGCTGGTAAACTGATAGACACCTGGGCGGTACGTGACGACCAACGGATTCGTCAACGGTTGATTTATATCCGCCACTACTTTCCGGGTGTCGATCTCGATGCCATTACAGACGAGGAGTTCGCCATGCTGTCCGAAGAAGCCTTATGGCTTCACCAGCAAGTACTCGTATCCCGGCTGACCTTGCAACAGCCTGCCGTCTGATCCGTTTGCCGGAGCCCCGCAGCCCTTACGTCTGCGGGGCTTTCGTTTTCAGTCCCCGGCAACCGAAAAGGGCTATTCTTTCAACGGATGTAAACACGTTAATTTCATGGCTCAAGCGCAGAACTACGAAGTATATTACGAGATAAAGGTCAATGCCACGGAAGGAACCGAGCAGGTCACCGCCTTTGCCAATGCCGTCGAGAAACTGAGCAAGGGTCGGGTAAACTTTGCACCGGTCGTCACCAACATCAACGAGATGATGCAGGCCGTGGAGAAGACCTTCCGGGGGAAGAACGGCAAGAAGAAAGATTTCAACTTCGATTTGGAAATCCGGACCGGCGAGACGGAGAAACGGCTGGAAGGCGTCAAGAACCTGCTGACCGAAATCAAAGAGCTGACGCAGGGCATCAAGCTGACCATCAATCCCGGCGAGAAAATCGACGGCCGTGCGCTCCGCAACCAGACCAATAAACTGGTTGGAAAAAAGAAACTGGAGGAACAACAGGCGGAAGCGAAAAAGAACGCCGCCTCTGCCGTCAAGAGCGTCATGGACACCCAGCGGACGGTCACCCGTTCCATCGGCAAAATCAATTCGGCCCTCGCTCATCTGGAAAAAGGGCGTGAGGTAAACATCAAAACCGATGCGGCCCGGGCACGTTTGCAGGAGATTCTTACGCTTTTAGGCAATATCCGGGGTGCCGCTACCATGACGCTGCATTTGAACACAGCAGCTCCCGCAACCTCCGTTCCTGTCGGTTCCGTCGTGCGACCTCCGTATGCTCCGGTCGCAGCGGCCGTACTTTCCGACAAAGAGCAGGCCGGCTTGAACAAGCGACTTTATGCTGATGAGGCCATGAGCCGTCAGCGCATGCAGCAGGCCAAAGAAAAAGCGGCCTTGCAGGTGGAAACCTTTCGCCAGATGTCGGAGATCCGTGCCGCCGAGCGTGCCGCACGCCAGCGGGACAGCGAACGTGTGCGTGCCGACCGGGAGGTACGCAGGATAGCCGAGCGTACCCGCCGTGAGGAACTCAATGCGGAAAAACGTCGCCGTCAGGCCGAGGAGACCCAGCGGCGGCGTAACGCAGCCCGTGCGGTGACTTCCATGCGCCGTCAGGCGACATTCGAGGATTCCGTGTACGGCAGCAAACGCCGTGCGGCCATCAACCGTATCCAGTATTCCAAGGCTCCGTCATGGCGGAACCTCCCGATGGCCGGTATGCTCAACGCCTACATGGCCTACAATTTTCTGCGCACGCAGTTCACGGAGGCCGTCGAGTATTCCAACATCATGCAGTCGGCACACTCGATTCTTCGGGTTGCCGATTCCGACCTGGCAACCTTCGAGGGGCGTTTCGACCGGATGGCCCGGTACGTGCGCCGCATCGGTGTCGAAACCAAGTTCACGGCCATCGAAGTGGCGGGTGCGGTGAAATTCCTCAGCATGGCCGGTATGGGCATCGAGACCATCAACGAATCGATCCGCCCGATTACGAACCTTGCGCTCATCGGGGACAACGACATCTCGCAAATCGCCGACCTTGCCACCAACATCCAGACCGGCTACAACATCAAGAACACCAGCATGGGTTCGGTGGCCGACATTCTGGCCTCTACCGTCTCGCGCTCCAATGTGAACATCATCGAGATGGCCGAATCCTTCAAGATGGCGGCCGGTTACCTGCGTCTGTCGGGAGTCGATTTCACGGAGGCGTCCGCCGCCATCGGTGTCCTCGGCAACATGGGTATCAAGGGCACAATGGCCGGTACGGCCCTGCGAGCCATGTCCACCCGTTTCGCCAAGCCCACCAAAGAGGCGCGGGAGGCGTTGGACCGTCTGGGTGTAAAGTTCACGCACATGGAAGACATCTACGGCAAACAGGTGGAAAAACTGCGTCCGCTGGCCGACATCTTCGAGGACCTGAACAAGAAAGGGGCGACGATGGCCGACATGCAGACCATCTTCGGCAAGATCGGAGGCAATGCCGCGATGATGTTCGTCAGCAACTACGCACAGCTCCGCACGCTCGCATCGCAGAACCGCGCCTCGCAGGGCATCTCTTCCGAACTGGCACAGGTAAAGCAGGACACGACCAAAGGCTTGTGGTACCAGATGACCTCCCAGCTCACGGAATCCTTCATGCGGGGATACGAATTGATCGAGCCGGTCATCCGCAGTACGTTGAAAGACTTCCTCTCCAAATTCAATTCCCGAGAGTTCGCCCGAGGACTCGCATCCATCGGGCAGGGTGTCATGAGCCTGCTCTCCGTGCTGGGCAACTTCGCTTCGTGGATGACCCGTAACTTTTACTGGATCGAGCCGGTTCTGTTCACGGGTTTTGTCGCCACGCGGCTGTTCAAACTCGCCGGTGCCCTGACCAATGTCGGCGTCGCGGTCGGCTTTATCGGCAAACAGGCCGCCGGTAACTCCATCGCCGAACTGGTTTCCGGTCTGACCGGCTTGACCGGTGCCCGAGGTATTAAAGCTCTCTCCTTTGCCAACAAACGGACCCTTGTCACCGCCTTGCAGGCAGCCGGAGTCAGCGGAAAGGGCGCGATGGGGCGTGCTTTGCTGCAAGGTGGCGCCGGTTCTTTTGCCGCCCGAGCCGGATTCTCTTCGCTGTTCGCCTCGCAAGTCGCTACGGGCGGCGGGTTGGTCGGTGCCGCCGGTTCCCTGAGTGCCATCGGCACGACCGCCGTTGCCGCTACGGCCGGTATCGCCGCATTGGTGGGAGCGTTGGGCTGGGTCGCCTACAAGACATGGCAGATCAAGAAAGCCAAGGATGCCGTGTTGGAAGACATTACCGCCAACGAGAAATACCGCTATCCGGTCATCGAAGACCTGTATGCGGCCTTGCACAAAACCTACCAGCAGGCCATCGACACCAAAAAGGCGGTAGACGACCTGACTACCGGCAAGACCATCGAGGAAAGCAGCGGACACAAAATCGGAGCCTTTACCAAAAACTGGTGGTCCGGTTGGGCTGGGAGTTTCGCTGTCGGTGCATCGGAAGGAATGATTACGATCAACGACGTGTACAGTCCCGAAGATGCCCGGCAGGACGACAGCCGCGAGGCCATTACAGCCATTGCCCGCCGTGACAGCCAATCGCGTCTGAACGCCGCCTACGCCGAGTTCGGCAAGATGTCCGACCCATTGGAGGTCCGTGCCTTTATCGGGAACATCGCCCTGAAATACGGCCAGCAGGCGGTAACGGCGGCCGAAGCCGCAAACAAACTCGGTCTGGACAAACCTTACTGGTCTGAGTATAACGGCAAGATTGTCTATACCCGTGCGCTCGGCAACCTGCCGGAAATAGCGGCCGCCTATACACCCACTTATGCCGCCTACCAGAACAGCACCACCGTGAAACACATTACCACGGCGGCACAAGGTTATCTCGCTGCCATCGAGAGCATGGCAGGTGCCCGTGCCTTGATCGAGAAGTCGGGATTCGACTATGGCGAGCTGGCCCGTGGCGGCTTTACGCAGAACAAAGACGGGCAGTGGGTACAGAAGGCTTTGAACGCACAAGCTACCGACAAGGAGCGTCAGGAGATGCTGGCCGGTCGGCAGCGCGTGCACCATCTGTTGGTAAACCTTTCCGGCACTCTGCGTCAGGTGTTCGGCGGTTCTGCGGAGGCTGCGGAGAACATCCTCCGCAAAGCGGGCTTCTCGGCTGCGCTCTACGCCAACGAGCCAGACTCGAACGACACCTCACCGTTCAACGCCAACCGCATCACGAACATAGGAGACGATGACGGTGGCGCGGGCGGCAACTACTCCGGTACGGGGCGGTTATCTTCGGCGGCTCCCAAGCAGGTCATCGTCAACATCACCAACCTGATGAGCGTGGAAACCATCGACCTGCTCAAATCGCCCGAAGGCCAGACCGCAGAAATCCAACACTTCAAGGAACAAATGGCGCAGGCTCTTATCGACGTGGTGCATGACTTCGATGCCTCGTGGAACGGTTGATTAACGAAAAGACAACGACATGAAGAACCTATTTTCAAACAGACTACTCAACATAGGAGCCTCGACGCTTCTGAGCGGCGGCATCCTCTCGCATGGCGGACTGGGCGGCTACATCAGCGATGCCGCCCGCCGCGCCATCGGTCTGGGACTCGCGGAGTTTCAGGACGGTGCCGTGCACTACTTCTCCAAGAACAGCGACATCCTGAAACGTGCCGTCATCCAGTTCACCTGCCAGACAGCTTACGGCATGCTCCGCTCTTATCCCCGCTATATCAAATACTGGGAACAAAAAGAGCGGGACAAATACCTCGAAACCCAGTCGCAGAGTGCCATCGTCAACAAATCGGGACAATACTACCAGCTCATCAAGGAGCAGCAGGCTGTCGCCGAGAAGAAGAACTACACAGACACCATCGTGGGCCGCACGGTGGCGGACTACATCGAGCTGAAAATCAGCGGTGAGGGAACCTACTACGACAAAGAAAGCGGCAAAGTCGAGCCCAACAGCAAATACGGGTTGGTTACCTTCGTCGATTTGGGTCCGCAGGTACAGCTCTCCTCGAAGAACAACATCGTGCTGACCACGGTGCAGGGCCGCGACTACACTCGCAAGGAGTTCATCTCGGGCGGAGATCTGGAATTTACCGTAAACGGTCGGATAACCAGCAAATATCCCGACGTGTACCCGGAGGCCGAGCTGTCGAAGTTCCTGAAAATCGTCCAGTACAAAGGCGTCATCGACTGCGACAACACCATCTTGCGGCAGTTGAAGATTTCACAGCTCATCGTGCTGGGCTACTCGCTACCGCCTGCCGAGTACCGCAACATCCAGCCCTACACACTGCAATGCGTGGCCGTCGAGCCGTCCGAGGCGGTAGAGCTGATTTCCAAAGACGCCGAGGTGGTGGACGAAGCTATCGAGCATACGAACAAATGGATCAAATGGGTACGGTTCGGCACCGACGTCATCGACCCCACCTCCATACTAAAACTGAACAACCTATGGCTGTAGCACCGCTCGATGTACTATGCTGCCGGATTACCGTCGGCGATCCCGACCCGGGGAATCCGATGGCGATACAAAACCCCATTACGCTCACGGAGGTACAGGAGGTCGAAATCGTCGAAACCTACAAGAAGCTCATCGGCACGGCAACCATCCGCTTTCCCAAAGGGACCGTTTTCCGTTCCACCATCGTCGGCACGGCCACCCTCGAAGGCAAGGATGCCAGCCGGATAACCACCGAGGTCATGCAGGACGGCGTGGTCATCGAGAAACGTTCCAGTTACTCAGCAATGGACGCCACGACCTTCAAAATCGGGCAACGGGTGCGCATCCGCCTGGGGTATAACGGGATGTTGCGCACGATGTTCGACGGATACATCACCGGCTATAACACAGAGAGCAGCTTCGAGCTGAAATGCGAAAATATGGCCTACAAGCTCAAACTGAAACAGGCGCCCAAGTTCGAGACGCCGGCATCGGGCACGAGCGTGAACGACGTGATGGAAGGCAAATACAACCTTCTGAAAGATACCGGATTCAAACTGCACTCCGAGACCAAACGGTTCGACATCCAGATCGGAAAAATCAAAATCACCGACAATTTCACTGTGGCCGACATCCTCTCAGCATGGAGCCGTTACCGCATCTACTGCTTTCTGAAATACGACGAGAACAGTCCCGATCAGATGCCTGTCATCGCCATCGGTCGCCCGTATTCATCGGCCAAGAGCCAGCCCCGGTTTCCGGAAGACACGTCGTCCGGCCCTTTCCGCATACGCTTCGACACGCACGTGGCATCGTCGGACTTGAAAGTGCTCAAAACCGACCCGAAATTCCTTGCCGTACAGGCCAAGGCATTGGGTTCGGACGAGAAAATCTTCGAGGTAACGGTGCGCCTGAACCCCAACTATGACCCGAACACCCCCGGCAGCAAAGAGTTTCAGACCGTGAACGCTACGCAAATCAGCAAAAAGACGCACAAGGTCACGGGCAACACCACGGCCAGCGGTGCACAGACCCGCACGAAAGCCGACCTCTCGACATACACCATCGTGCCCTACATGTCGCCGAACATGAAAATCAACTCCGACAAGCTCGTAGAGGAAGCCATCGAATACTTCCGCAGCTACAACCTGAACGGCATCAGCGGTTCGGTGACGCTCTTCGGGGATTTCGGGTTATATCCGGCTTGCCAGGTGGAGCTCGTCGATGACCGGAACCCTGCCAAGAACGGCACTTACATCGTCGAGGAGGTTACGACCACCTTCGGAACGGGAGGCTACCGGCAGAAAATCACGATACCGCATAAAATCAAAGGAACAAAAACGACGTATGGAAACAACTCTTAAAGATGATTTTACCAATGAACATTTTTCTTATCCAATCCCAGCGGTGAACTTACGACTGTGAATACACAAGGAGTTCCCAACCACGGTGTATCGAAACATTCGGATTTCGCTATGGGTGATTCACTACACATCATACCATAGAGTGGACAACATCGAAAGGATGAATTACCTAATAAAAATTTATACATTGCCTCCAAAGCGATCAATTCAAGAACATCCATCGAATCATCGCCTTCAACTATATCTTCAGCACGTTTCGTTGCTGTTGCCGGGTTATGATGTCCACAACTATGAGTTTGAATATAAGGGATGCCTAACCAACTAATGATAGCATTTAAGTTTTCTATCGAAATGCAATCTGTTTTTTCTTCATATAGAACTGTCAATAGAGGAAGCATCCCATTAGATAAGCGCACTCGTTCCAGAACCGTCTTAATATAATCTAACGGAGCTATCAGGTTCCGGTCCAACATTTCCAAAAAGTCATTGACCTTTTCATCAAAAAAATCGGGAATAGGAATGTTTTTCTTTTGTGGTGTTGTAATTGTAGACTGATTGATATAGTCAGAAAATAGTTGCATACCATCGGCAATCTTTTCTTTTTCAGCTTTTGCCAATAGCATAATTAGAGTTTCTCCTGGGGTCATACTGAAAAGAGCTGCATGGCAACAGCAGATAAGGAGTTTGGTATTGTGGTATAATGAAAGATAGTTGTGTTTGCATAATATTTTCACAACATTATACGGAATATCATCATGCGTAGCATCAGGATCAACTAAACTTTGATACAATGCTGCCATACTTTCCTTGATGATGTGTGCTCCCAGTTCTAAAGTATCCGTAGCATTGTTTTCAAATGTTATGTTCAATGATATTACAGGCATATTTTTCCCTTCGACAATTTTCTCTCCTGTTCTAATCTCGATTCGTTTAGTTTGGTCTATTTTTACTCCATATAATTGACGGTCTTTGAAAAATCCATTTCCAACTCTGAATATGCTATCAAGACGCTTCATTCGCTCTGTCGGAGAAATGGAATATGGTAACTTAATTTCATCACGGACGGCTATTTCCTCTTTCAGTTTCAACATCATTTCATAGCGTAAAATACTGGAAGATAATCCCCACAAAGTACCTATGTTTTGCCAATAGTGGATGTATTCATGAATGAAAGTCCCTCGATCTTCTTGGCTTATTCGGCTTAAATCAGTGTTGAAATCTCCTGCTGTGTAAATATGGAAGAATGAAGTGTTGTAAGCTCCCCGCAAAATAGATGCTATCTCTTTTTCAGATACTCTTAACGATAATAATTTTTCTTGTATATTCATTTTTTATAAAGTTTCATTTATAAGTATTCAAAGATAGTAAAAAGCCTTTACTCAACTGTCTATTGCTGAATTTATCTATTCTTTGAATATGAAGAATTCACAGGACAACAACCGGCGGATGATACAGGAGGCGATCCGCAAAATCGCGTTGGGGCGCAGTATCGAGCGTATCGAGATGGCTCCGGGCGGCATGGGAGGTGTGGGCACCGCCCGCATGATTCACGGTTATGTCGCCAAGATACATGACGATCCCGGTGACGAGGAGTTCGGCGACTACGGCGGGACGGTGGATGTGGGCGAATATCCCGATGAGACTGCCTCGGCGGGCGGTATCATCCACAAAGGGGTCCTGTTGGCCGCCGCGCGGAACAACGAGGGCGGTTTTCTCATCGTGCCGACCCTTTTTTCGGAGGTGACCATCGTACTGGATGCTGCCACCCGCCATGCCTATATCGTCAATTACTCTCATGCCGAGACCATCCGTTTGGAGGCGCATTCCGAGGTCAGCATCGGCATGACGGAAACCGAGGCTCTTGACCCCGACAGCGATTCCTCGCCCGACTACGACGAACTGGAACCGACCGGGAACGAAGCCCACACCAGCTACACGGCCGAAGGTATCACGGCAACGGTCAGGAACGACAGCGGCAAAGAATCATCGGTCGTGCAGGGTGCGGAAGAGATTACGCAGACCGTGGATAAGTCGGAAGTCAAACAGACCGCCGACAAAATCGTGCAGAAGGTAAATTCCACGACCTTTGCCGTAGCAGATAACAAAGTGACCCTCGGCGACGAGAACGCCACCGAACCGCTGGTTTTGGGTAACGAGCTGGCGCAGCTCATGTTAGATTTCCTGACGGAGTGCAGCAAGATCATGACGCCGACGCTGTTGGGAACCATGCAGCCGTTGAACTTTCCCAACTTCCTCTCGCTGACCTCCAAGATTCAGAAATTCCTATCCAAAACCTCCTATACCAAATGAGCGTTACCCTTCATCCCGGCATCGGCGGTCTGGATCCGCAGAGCCTGTGTTACAGCATCTACCGCCAGTTATACCAGACCTTCTTCAACGCTCAGGAGCGAAAGAGCGAAAGCAATCCTTACGGTGTGGAAGAGGGCGATGACATCTCCATCCGTCTGCACAACACGGCTTACGGGTTCGCCGAGGCGATTTCGTCAGGCGTTTCCGGGGAGGGCGGCGGTACTGGTAGTTGGGCTGGTTATCTGCCCAGAAGCGGCGGTGACATGCAAGGACCGTTATGTGCAGACTACGGCTTTACCGCCGGCATCGGCAACCGTCGTCTGCTGGAAACGTACCGTACCTCACAAAGCGATGACGAGGGAAACATCATCGGTTACGCCTACGGTATCCGCCTGACGGGCGATGTGCATGTCGGCGGCAATCAACTCTTTGTGGGCGGTATGCAGCCGCTCCGTTGCGAGCAGGCTACCGGCACGATTTACCTGAGCGGGAAACGGGTCGATTTCGCCGATGCCCACCTTTCCCTGACCGGAAGTATCCTGCTGGGCGAGTCCAAAGAAAACGGAGTGTTCCTGACTTCGGACAGCTTGCTCATTCATGGTCGGGAAGTCTATCACGGCGGGAATGCCAACCTTTCCACCGTGGACTGGTCGATGCACGATGCTGCGGTCGCCGGTTCTCTCGAAGTCACGGGAGCGGCGACACTCTCCGGAAAGCTACGTGCCTTGCAAGGCGTGGAGTTGGGAGACGGCGGGCGGTTGCTCTTCTCCGTTCTCGGGGAAAGCGTATCCTGTCTGAGCGACCTTACCTTTTCAGCCGGATGCGGCATCCGTATCAGCGGAGTCACCGTACTCAAAGGTTCCGGCGCGAACGACGTCCGGTTGGAGGGTGCCGACGGCGACCTGCTCATGGGCGGCGACCATACGGCCAAAATCCGCTTGATGTCGAACCTTACGGATATCGACGGCGAGCACGTCCTTCTTTCCCCATACGGGGCGGCGTACTTTCCCGACTCCCTCCGGGTACGGCACAACTACGGCGGGGACTTGCTCTCCTCGTACCGTACCGACAGCACGGACGAAGGTATTGTGATTCATAAGCGACTGCGTTTCGGGACTACGGGCGGCTGTTATCTGACCGGAGATAACGACATGCTGGCTTTTGTTTCCCGCAGCGACCACACCCAAGCTCCCGGCGGTCAATACGAACCAGTTACGACACTGCTGTACCATGCTCCCTCCACCAGCCGTTACGCTCCGCAAAACCGAACTTCAAACTCCCTGCGCATCGGTACATCCGGAGACTTTATCGTCTCCCTGAATCCCATCGAGGTTACGGGACACATCGGTATCGACGGGAGCTTCACCCGTCTTACGGCGGAGGGACTATTCTTTACCGACGACATCTGCCTCAGACAGATCAAGGACGGCATCCGTCACAGCGGTAACGCCTACTTCGACGGCAGTCTTTCCTCGGAGCGATTCACCTCCGGAATGGCCGGTACCGGTTGGGCGATTGTGCGCAGTCGGACAACAGGAAGCATCTCTGCGACCTTCGACGAACTGACCGTCCGCAAACGGATGCGGCTTTACGAACTGGAAGTGCAGCGTTCCTCGGCCACCAACGGAGCCTTGTGGATTACTGATACTTGCTCGGGGGACAGTGTCGAGAAACTATAAATCCGACTATGGCTCTATACGAATATTCCCGATTCAAGATACGCATCGACCCCGGTTCCAAGAAACAACAGGGATTGCATACCGGAGACGTCGTGCGCCGCCAGTACGTGGACGGCATGCAGACCTTTTACAGCCTCATGGTCGTGCTGGTCACCGGAGAGGACTCCGTGCTGTTGCCAGACGGGAAGGAGGCGTCGTCGCCTTATTTCATCGGTGCGCTCATCGAGGGTGACGAACCCCGTGACGGAGAGTTGTTGGACTTCGTGCGCCTGACGAGCCTGACAGATGAACGGCGCAGCGGCGCCATGTACCTGACCGCTTCGGACGAAGAAGCCCCGTACATGGATGTCATCGACGGCATGGGGACTGAACGTTCCTTATACCGTCCGGCATCGCTTGCAGCGTTCGGTTGCAGTGACAATGCGACATGGAGCTATCATTATTTCCCCTCGGAAGGTCCGGCCAGCCGCATTATCCGAATCACCCGTTCTGCCGGTCAGTCGGCTGCTTCAGACGGTTTGCAGATTCCGTTTCCCCGGTCTGTTTCCCATCCCCAGCGTCTGGTCATTTCCTTCCGTATCCGTGCCTCCAAAGAGTTGTCCGCCGTGCCGTTGCGCTTCGGGTATGCCGACGGTACAGAGACGGACGGACAGGACACCGTGGACGTTACGACCGAGTGGCAATACCGGTTGAGTCTCATTACGGTGGACTTTCCTGCGGAATATGCCCGCGTATTGGCTTTCGACCTTTCCGGACATCTTGACCCGGGCGACTGGTGTGAGATCGGCGACCTCAATGTCTGCCTATTAGAACACCTTTCCTCCTTTTCCGAAGCCGCCAAAATCCGTATCGGGCGCATCACGGGTGTAACAGACCCACTGTTCGGCATGCTGCAAGGTTACGGAGCTTACTTCCAGCGGCTCTACGCCACGCGGGACGTCCATGTGGCCGGTACGCTGACCGCCGGTGACGAGGGTGGCTTCGGCAGCACCTTCTACGCCGGACGTATTCATAAGAATTGTATTATCAACTCATTGAACGGCAATTTTACGAGTACGGTCGTTCGTCTTTCGTCCGTTACACCGACCGGTATCGGGAAAAACATCCTGCTACCCGTGACCGGCGGAACATTGCTTTGCCAAAAAGAAGCATGGACCGAAAAACATGCGGGGGAACGTTACTGCCTATCATTCTGGTGTTATTGCCCCTCCAAACAAGAGACCTCGTTCGATATTCTTCACGACGGGAAAGTGCTCGCCAGCCTTATGATGCCCCAATCCTGGCAACGAGTACATGTGGCTTTCGACATCGAGGCTGTCCCCGGCAACGATCTTTGCATCGATTTCCGTACCGGGAACCGGACGGTCTGGTTTTTCAGCTCCCCGCAACTTGAAAAAGGGAATGTGCCAACCTTGTACCAACCCACGGACGACACCCTGAACGAAACCGACGAATACGGGGCATGGTTCTGCCGAGGCGGCGTGGGCGGTACGATCCAGCACCCTCTGCTGCGGTTGGAGCCGGACGGTTCCATCCGTGCCGGCAACGATTCGTTCGTCATCAACCCCGACGGCAGCGGATACTTCTCAGGCGGCCGGTTCCGCTGGAACAAAGACTCCATCATCTTGCAGGATGTCACCATCCGCTGGGAGGATTTGAATGAAGAGATGCAGGAACAGATGAGACCCCGTTTCGTTACCGTCGAGGGCGGTACGGTGTTTCATTATCCCGATGCCGTTTCCGGCGATCTTTGCGACCCGGCGGAAATCCTCCTGACCGGTACGGCGCAGAACCTGACAGCGGACTCCTGCCGTTGGGAATACCTCGCCGCGGACGGTGGGTGGAAAGACACCGGAAAGAACTCGTCCGTTTATACGCTCACGCCGGACTTTCCCGGCTGGGAAGGGCGGAACGTGCTGACGCTCCGCTTTGTCGTCCGCTCCTCCGGCACATCGTACCACGCCACCCATACCGTTTTCAAACAATACGACGGCAGTGACAGCTATTCTTTACATGTGGAGTCCGATTCGGGCACCGTTTTCCGCAACCACATGGTCGAGACGACACTCCGTGCCCGCCTTTACAAAGCCGGGACGGAAATCACGGATCGGATTCCCGATGAAAATTTTCTCTGGAAGCGCATCAGCGACGATGCCGAAAGCGATGCCCTCTGGAATGCGGAAGACCATCGGGGACGCACGCTGCGGATTACCGGAGAGGATGTGTGGCGCAAGGCGGTATTCAATTGTGAGGTATTCAATTAGGCAATGCGATAAACAACCGCGTTACGGGTGGAATTCCAAAAAATTCCTATCTTTGCGCTTGAAAATAAAAAGCATTGATATGAAAGAACTTGTAGAAAAAATCAACGGACTGATGGAGTCCTTCTCGAAAGATGCCAAGGCTCAGATCGAAGCCGGGAACAAAGCTGCCGGCACCCGTGCCCGCAAAGCATCGTTGGAACTGGAGAAAGCACTGAAAGAATTCCGTAAGGTTTCGATTGAGGCTTCGAAGTAAGTCCGTTCGACAACATCGAGAAAGAAGCATGGTCAGAGGATCATGCTTCTTTTGTTTTTTACCGTTCTCGTCTATAAACTCATAGCCCACACATACGGCTATTCTTATACAAACAAAACGTATGAGTAGCCGACAACTTATCGCCCGTGGGCAAGCCACGCTTTACATACAGAAGGATTCCTATACGATCAACCAATCGCTCGGGGAATATGTATTCCCCACAGACCATTCGGGAAAGGTGCTCTCTGCCGTTACCCTGACCTCGACCATCAAGGTCACATGGGGTGATTCGGAATACAAGGACTTTACCATCGGGGCGATTGTCAAGCCAGCCGGTTTCTCGTCCATCTCAGTGGATAACAGCCGGAAAACAGTGACTTATACGGTTGCCGCCGGAACGGTCACTCTTGCCGACCACGGTTCTCTGGATATTCCCGTTACCATTGCGGGAACAGTTTACCGCTTGTCGTTCGTCTGGTCGAAAGCAAAGGCCGGAGTGCCGGGCACAGCAGGTGCCGATGTCAACCTGCTGGACTGGGTACGGGAATGGAATACGGGGAAAACGCTCATCGACAGCAACACCGTCATCACGCCGAAACTCTTTGCCGGTGTCAAGAACACGGACGGGACCGTTACGGGTACCGCCATCGGCCGTTTTGCTCTTAGTACGAAAACCGCGTCGGGCAGTATTGCCACCGAAACCATCGATGGCATTTGCGGATTCAAGAACGGATACAAAACCTTTCTTTTGGATAACGGCGGCAACGTCCAGCTCGGTTACGGCAACCAGTTCATCCGCTACGATGCCGCCACCGGTAAAATCACGTTCGGCGCGGATGTCAGCCTGAACTGGACCAACGCCATCCAGCAGGCCAAGACTGAAACGCTTAACGCTGCTGCCGCTACCGCCCAGAGTAAAGCGGACGCCGCATTGGGCAGTGCCAAGAGCTATGCCGACACGAAAAAGAACGAGGCCGTTGCGCAGGCCGGCAAGGATGCGGACGGTAAAATCTCCGCGCTGACCACTACGCTGAACACCTCCATCGCCGATGCCAAGAAAGCCGGTACGGATGCGCGGGCCGTGGCGGACGCCATCACCTCGAAAGCCGTCACGGAGGGCTGGTCGGACAAGCTGACCTACATCGACGCAAACGGTATCTTTACGGGGCAGTTATCCGCTAATACCGTCAGTGCCCTTCGCATCAACGCTTCGCAGATAACGGCCGGCACCATCGCCACCGCCCGTCTGAACGCTGCGGAAATCCGCTCGAACATCATCAACGCGGCCTACATCAACGGTTTGACGTGCGCTTTCGTCCGGGGCACCATTGGCGGCTGGACTATCGGTGCATCCGCCTTAACCGCCCAACACATCTCAATAGACAGCGGTAACAGGCGCATTGCGGTGTACGGAGCCAATTCAAGTGTCGCCAACGGACAGCGGGTACAGCTCTACTATAACGACGACAACAATTTCGGACTGTATGTTACGGATACGGCAGGCGTTTGTGTGGCACGGCTGGGTTCCCAGAACCAACTTGCCGGCTGGAACATCGACACGACCCGCATCTACAAGAACAACATCGCGTTGGGCGCCGACGGTTCCATTACGAACGGCAGCAAGTGGAAACTCAGCAACGACGGTTCCGGCAGTATCGCTTCAGGAAATATCTCGTGGAATGCAGCCGGCGCGGTGACTTTCTCGGCTGTGGTGTCGCTGAACTGGACCAACGCTGCCAACTCAGCCTTAGCCTCCGCCAAAACGTATGCGGATACCAAAAAGACAGAAGCTGTCAATGCGGCGGCAGCGGATGCCACCAACAAATCCGATGCGGCCAAAGAACTGGCGCGGGCGATGGCTTTCGGTAAAATGCTCTACCGAGACCCGACTTTCCGCAAGGGCAACAACAGCACCAGCATTTACAACAACGCCGCGAACGGTACGGTGACCATAACCCGAACCGGTGCATCTGCACCCAACGACAGTGGCTATGTGCTGGAAATCAAAACTGCGGGAAGTGCTGCACCCGGGTTCGGCGGATTCACTTTCCAAACCACGACCGGATATAAAAAAATATTCATCGCCCGTATCATCGCCAAAATTCCGACCGGGCGACAAATCGCCTGGGCCACAAACAATATCGGCACGGGAGGTACCAGCAAATGGCTGACACCGACTGCCGGTACGGGAGACTGGTGCGAGTACATCTACAAGGTGGAGTGCGGTACGGCATCCTTTTCCACGACCAATTTCTTTTATCTGACCGGCGGAGCTGCTGCCACGGCAGATGCTCCCATTACATGGCAGGTGGCATACGCCACCGTGTTCGATGTCACCACCTCGGAGCGGTACACAACCACCATAGACGCCAACGGTATCTATACCGGAACGCTGACTGCGGCGCAAGTCAATGCCGTCGCCATCGACGCAGGCAGTATCCGGACAGGTACGCTTAGTGCCGACCGCATTGCTGCGGGGAGTATCAACTCTTCCAAGCTCGACGCGGCCAGCATCAAAGCCAACATCATCAACACGGACTATATCAACGGTCTAACCTGTACTTTCGTGCGGGGTAAAATCGGCGGGTGGACCATCGGGGCAGACAACATCACGGCCGGCAGTGTCGGCACTATCGGAGCCATGCCGATACAGATCCGTTCGGCCGCCAGCGGTTCGGGATACTGGTTTAACGGAGCCTACAAGCCGCTCGGCATTGTGATGACCTGGCACCAGAGCAACAATGCCGGCCATGTGGTTTTCGGGCAGATCGCCGCTTCGGGCAGTACGGTCAAGACAGGGTTTCTCGGCATCCAGATGATGACGTGGGACAATGTGGAATACTTCTGCCTCTCGGCCAATTACACCAAGTCGGGAGCCAAGGAAATCTACAACCGTATTGCCGGCTGGGCTTTCGACAACAGCCGTATCTGGAAAAACAACGTTTCGTTGGGGGCTGACGGATCCATTACCAACGGTACACGCTGGAAGCTCAATAACGACGGCTCCGCTTCGTTCGGTTCCGGTCGCAGCATCTTCAATACGGACGGTTCCGGACAGGTGGCCAACGGCAAATTCAAGTGGGATGCTGCCGGCAACATCATCGCTCAGGGTGGTAAATTCAAGGATGTCACCATACAGGGGACCATCCGCAGCGCATTCGTCCAAAATGACCCTTCCATCTGGATTGTAGTAGGCGGCGGCACGACCAGTGAGGTACAGACCGACCCCGTGCACTACGACAACGTGGTCTGTACGCAGACAGGCGGCTGGAACGAAAACATCAACCTACAATGGACGCTGGAAAACTCCGGTCGTCGGATTTGCCTTGTCAATTACAAATGGGGCTCGACAATCTCGACGGGCTACATGAGCATTACGGCTCCCAGCGGCAAATACTTCTTCGAAGACGGCATCTCCAAATCGACACTCAAATTTTCCCGTGAGGTCATCGAGATGATCGGTTACGGCGATGACACGACTTTCTTCGGATGGATCGTACTCAACCGCCGCGACCTGATGACCACAGGCAAATACGGAAAATACTTGCAGGTACTGGCTTCCGGCATCGTGACGGGAACGGCCTCCAGTGCGTCTATCCGTTACAACACTTTCGACGGCTCAACGGGTGTTTCCGTTACCCGTTTGGGTAAAGGACAGTATCGGGTTTATCTGCCGTCTGCATGGGGGCTGGCCAGCAAATACATGGTTGTGGCAACCGGTATTTTCTCCACAGTGGACAATACACCCATATACCCAACAATCAAGGCAATATATTCGTATTATTTTGACATTTATACGCAAGATGATAATACCCATAACGACGGCTCCTTCAATTTTATGGTCATCAGCACCAATAACTGGGACCATTAGCAAACCATCAGCCGTTCATACCGCTATTCTTATACAAAACGACAAAGTATTATGGACATCATCCGCATCACTACGACAAAAACGGCACAGGAACGTACCGAACACGCCTTTTACAATTTGGATTTCACCATTACCGATGGCGCGTTAGAGCGTGTGGTGGCCACCGTCTACACTCCGGAGAGCCGTCCCGACAGCGACACGCCTCCGGTCTTCATCGGCACCATCACCTACGAAAACAGGCAAATCTTTTGCGCCTTGCCCAAAGAGGCTTCCATCGCCGCCCTGATGACCGACTTCGAGCGGTTTATGGTTCGGATTCAGTCCGCCGTTACCACCGAGACAACAAACGAATAACACGAAAACCAATTATCAGTAATATGGAATTAAACATCAAGGACCGGCTCTACATTCCGGTCATCCTGCCCAAGGAGGGCACTTTCAAAGAGTTCAACACCAAGAAAGAGATTCTGCGCAAAATCGAGATCTCCGCCGAAGAGCGCGAGGCGGTCGGTCTGCACGAGAACGAAGAGAACGGACGCATCGAGTGGGACATCGAGAAAGACACGCCGCTGGCCATCGACTTCGCGACCGACGAACTGGCCTATCTGAAACAGGCATGCGAGAAAATCTCGGACGAAAAGCTGCCGGACGACATGTGGATGGTGGTGGAAAAGATATACGATGCCGCTAATCTTCATCAATAACACGCGGCCCCGGCGCACACAGTGTCCGGGGCCTTTCAATACTTGTCTATGGCACGCATGGATATAACGATGAACCCCTCATTAGGCGAGATAAACACCTCGGCCGGTCTGGCCGGCAAGGCGTTCTATCCGTTTCATCTGCTGGATGACCAGAACGGTCAGAGGGTGCGCGGAGAGATTACCGTTCCGGCGGACTTCGTCGCGCGTCACCGTGGAGAACTTGGTTTCCACGTATCGATTCCGTACATGCCGATATACAAAGAACTGAGCGTGCGCCTGCGTTTGGACAACGGGACGGGACATCCCGAATACCTCATCAATTCCACAGACAACGGGGTGTGGTTTCCGATAGTCGGACACGACAGCGACGGGACGACACGCGCCCTTCGTCTCTCCGAGTACGAAACTATTAACGACGAAGGACGCTACCACCTTGTCTTGCGGGACGGCTTCCTGCTTCTCTATTCCGGCGACACGACCGATCTGGAAATCGGGGCTGCCAAATACCAGAACGAAGTCTTTCTGCTGAAGGCCTGTCCGGGCAACCTTTACCAGCATCCCACGACCGGTGTCGGCCTGATCGACTTCCTGCACGGAAATTTCGAGAACAACAACCTCGCCGCCAGACTGCAAACCGAATTCAAGGGCGACAACATGGTCATCATCAACGCCTACATGGACTCCGTTACCGGAGAGCTCCTGTTGGAAACCGAAGAAAAGGAGGAACAGCATGGGTAAATATACCGTCACCGAAGGTCAGAACCTGTATGATGTAGCCCTGCACCTGACCGGTTCCATCGAGGGCATCGTGGACCTGCTGATTTGCAATCCGACGCTCTCCCTGGCCGATACGCTCCGCAGCGGAGACGAACTCATCTACACGGACAATTTCGTCATCGATGCGGATGTGGTCGCTAAATATCGCAATGAACGGCTTGTACCCGCCGGCGGAGAACGCAACATCTATCCCAAATATCCGTCGGGTCCCCGTCGCTTGTGGTTTACCCTAAACGCCGGACAAGCCGCCACCTCTTTCGCCCTGTCGGGTCACGGCACCGCTGAAATCGACTGGGGCGACAACTCCGCGTTGGCCCCCGTAGTATTGAGTTCTTCCGTGCGGCTTATCGAACACCGTTTCGACAACACAGTCGCCACACCACGACAGGTGCGCGTATATGGCGACTTTACCCTTCAGAGTCTCGATTTGAGCGCGAGCGGAGCCCGCCGTATCCGTCTGCCCAAACCGCTTCACTGCGAACGGTTCTCGCTTTGCGGCGGCTCCTGCCCGTTGGATTTCTTGCCGTTGTTGGACGGACTCTTCCGGATAGACCTCAGTCATCTGAGCTGCGGAGGCCTGCTGCCTTTGGCCGAATGCCGGGAATTGATGACCCTCGACCTGACGGATGCCGATGTGAGCCGTGCGGCTGTCGACGAATACCTGATCCGGCTGGTTACCCGCCATTACGGCCGCCGCAACTGCGACATCACGCTACCTGTCGTTCCCTCAGGCACCTATACGGAACCCGTGCGGAATGCAGCTGGCGAATGCGTTCCCGCTACCGGTTTGGAAGCCGTGTGGCTACTGACCCATGAAGAGAGCTGGAACGAAGGCGGCAGTTGGATCATACGCACCCCTGAAAAATGCTATCGCTACAACGATAAATCCTGAACCCATGAGCCGAACCCTGAAAGAAATATACAATGAAGCCGTTCGTGAGCGCAACAAGCGCATGGAATTGAACGAGTTTTCCAGCGACTCGAAGCTCTCCATTCTGAACGGCATCACGTGGATGGTCGCCGCCGTCATCCACAGTTTCGAGACCCTGCTCGATGTCTTCGCCTACGACATCTCCGAAACCATCAACCGACGTATCAACGGCACTCCGGACTACTACGCCCGGGCCTTGCTCCAATACCAGAAAGGCGACGATCTGACGGTCCGCGAGGACGGTCTGGCATTCGGGTACGCCTCCGTGGACGAGAGCAAACGCATCATCACGCAGGTATCGTATGACGAAAGCTGCGATGATGTAAATCTCGACAGCAAACTGGTCCTGAAAGTCGCCACCGGAGACAAAGGCAATCTGTCCGCCGTGGACGAGGAGGAACTGATACAGATTCGCGCTTACCTCGGCAAGATCAAATTCGCCGGCACGCGCATAGAGGTAACCTCCTTGCCGGGCGACTTGCTGGTCCCCCGGCTCTCCGTCTTCTGGGACGGTTCCATCTCCGAGGCGGAGGTGTTCGACAACATCGAAGAGAAGTTGAAAGAATACATGATGAACATCGAGTTCAACGCCGTCATCTATGTCTCCAAGGTTATGGAAGCCATCCGTTCGGCCGAGCATGTGACCGACGTGTGGATCGATGAGGACGCCACACCCCGGCAGGGCGTCTTCCTTGCTTGCCACGACAGCAACGGAACGTTGCTGCCGATGGAACGCATTTCCCGGATGCGGCATACCGCCTCCGGATACCTGCGCCAATCCTCCGGAAAGGGCGACGAACAGCAGATACCCAATTTCCGACAAGCCCTAAAACTCAGCGTCGATGGACAATAACAGATACCGGCTTCCGACCGACAGGCTCATCAACCGCCTGACCCCGCACTATTTGTCGGGGCGGCGTTACATACTTCTTCTCCAAAGCCTCGTATGGCCGCTGCAAAGCCTGAACGACCGTTTCTGCACATGGGCACGGGAGCGACAGATCGAGGCGCGTATGACCTCGCAGGTCATGTGGTTCGAGTGGTGGCTGAACTACCGCTTCCGCCGCTACTTTCAGGACACGGCCGATACCATCCATATTGCCGACAGCACACCGCTCGGCGTGGATATTTACCACGAGAGCGCAACGGTCGGAAAACCTTTCACGGTCTGGTACGAAGGCGAGCGGATCGCGACAGAGCGGGAGGAGGAAAATCCGAGGCCGCTCCACTTGCACACGGAAGAGAAAGCCATTGCGAAAGTCAGCTTCATGGTATGCGTACCTCCCATTGCCATTCCCACGCAGGAGTTCGTCTATATGCTCTCTTATGCGGTAAATACCTACCGCACGGCGGGCAAGACCTATCTGATCAAAATCGACGGCAAAGAGCTCAAACCCAATAAAACGAAACAATGAAAGAATTCATAGCGGAACCCGGCGGCCGTTACACCTACGCCGACGATATCATCAACTTGCAGGACATGGTGTTGGCCATCAGCAGCCTGTTGGACGGCTGTTCCAACTTCATCATCTCCGGCTGCTTGTGCCAAGGCACCGTCATTACCTCCGGATACGTCTGGTTAGGCGGTAAAATCCGCCGTTTCGAGGGGTGTGCCGACGCTTCGTATCCATACTACATCTACGAGCAAAACAGCAACGAATCGGTCACCTATGCCAACGAAATCAACAAACGCGGTCGTGCCTGCTACCTGGCTTCGGGCGGACGGTCCGTGCCCGACACGGCCGATTCCGTGACGGGAGCCTTGCCGCAGTTCATCGAGGTAACAGCCGACTATGCACCCCGGTTGGCGGATAAATTCTTTGGTCGTTACGCCCTGATGACCGACAGTCCTTTTACCCAACAGACCGTCCGCAAAGACCTCCTGCTGACCGGCACTTTGGCTGTCGAGAAAGGAATCGAGAGCAAACATTCGCTGCTGGTCTCTCCGGCAGGCAGCAAGCGGATTCTACGGGGCTACTTTTCCGAAACCTCCGTTGCCCGTCTCGAAGCCGGAACCCATACGTCTCCCGTCGCCGCTGTCGTATTCGACTTTCTCAAAAGCAGCGTCATCATCGAAAGCAAAGGCGTTGTCGCCGCCACCTTCACGGAGCGGCTCTGCACCTTATCCGACTTGCGCAGCAACACGGTGCGTGCCGGTTCGCTCTATCTTACGGGGAACCAACTGAAAAACATCTCCGAACGCAGTGACAAAGGAGCTGTCCGCATCAACTACGACGGTTACAATGAAGGCACGACCTATTTCCGAAACTTTGAGGTGTACGACGGCAAGCGGTGCACCGTGCCGCTGTTGCAAGTCTGCGGAGCCGACAAACGGGTGGCGGTACATGCCGTGCTGGCCGTCGATTCGGCGCATGGCATCACGCTTGCCGACACGGATCACGACTTGACGGATACCGCATTCGGCGGCATCATCCGATGGAGCGACCGGTCGGGAGCGGATGCCGCACTTGTGGGATATGCCGCTGCGGACCATAACCATTTCTTCGTCACGAATCCGACTGGCGGCATCCTGCTCATCCCGAAAAACTACGTAGATGTGCAGGGAGAACTGCGCGTGAGCGGTGTCTCCATCGCCAAGACCTACGCCACGCAGCAAGCCCTGACCGACGGGCTGAACAAGAAAGTGGATGCCGTCGAGGGCAAGGGTTTATCGACCAAAGATTTCACCCGAGAACTCTACGACAAACTGAACGCCATTGCCAGCGGCAACTTCGCCGGGGATGATACGCCTCAAAGCGAGGGATACGTTACCTCGACGCAGGTTACCGCCGAACTTCGGAAAAAAGCCGACCGACTGCTGGGAGGACTGAACGAAGACGAGCAACAGACCGCCGCCGGGAATATCGGTGTCCATACCAAGAAAGAGGCGGACAACCGCTTCGGCCGGATCGCCGAATTGTTTCAGGACTACATTACCTATCTGGTCGGTCAGGGCAAAAGTTCGGCCGATGCCCAGCAGATGCTTCGGGACAAATTGGCCGCCGCCGGCAGCAAAGACCTTGCGGACAACTACGTGCGTCGGGATAAGAAATTATCGGATCTCAAATTATCCGATGACGATGACCGCAAGCTGGTCTGCAAGACGCTCGGGGCTGCCTACGCCGCCGACTACCAGCCCAAGCTGCTCGATACCGGCTGGCTCCAGATGTCGAACAGCGGCTCCGGTACCGACACCAGCAAGTTGTTCGTGCGCCAGATCGGCAGCATCGTCTGTATTCAGGGCCGTATAAACACCGCCCGGCGTGACGGCAGCAACGAGGGCGGCATCGTCGCCGTCATTCCCAATAAGGTCGAGCCGCCCAAATACGGATTGCGTACCACAATGGCGCACTGGAACGACGACCACAAATACAACCGGGGTTCGTCCTTCACCATCGATGCCGGAAGCCGTTACGTCCGTATCTACGAACGGGGCATGTACAACACGGAAATCAATATTCACTTTTCATACATGACATAACATGAAAAAACTCAACATCCAGCGCGACCTGAACAGCCGGGCTGCCATCCGCGAAAAACGTCGCCGCACGCAAAACATCATCGCGGCATCTGTCGAACCCGTAAAACCCGAGACACATGGCACAAGCGAAGAAACACCGGAATGCGAGACTCACCCGCAAGGCGAAGAGCCTCCCCGCAAAACGGCAAGGAAGGTCAGGAAGACCGAAGGGAACGTATAAGCGTTACCTCTTCGAGGAGACCAAATTAGGATTCTTTCTTAAATACGAGGTTCCCGAAGTGTTCCAACTCATCATGCAGTCTTTGCCGGCAGGCAAACATCGTGCTCCGCCGCTTCCACTGATTCGCATCGTCTGTGCGGCTTCGAAAGACCCGTCGCTCAGAAAACCCAAGTTCCGGCGTTACATGGAACTATACGAACGAGACGGCCTCTATTGCCGCCGCGCTACCGTGATGACCCCGGCGAAGAAACCCTTTTACGACGAGATGCGGCGGCGCAAGCTGGAGAAATTCATCTGCCGGAACCGGAAGCTCATCTCCGCCATCCGCCGCCAGATGGTCGAGGATGCCTCGAAGGTGGACACATCGAGCCTCTATCCGGCAGAGCGGCTACGCCTTCCGTGGCAGAACACCGTAACGGGGAAGCCCTGAAACGATTATTTAACGGGCAAAATAAACTGCTTGCAAACAACGTGTTATCCTCTTTTTCGGAAAACATTCAACCGTTTATTTTGCCCGCTCGTGAAAGGAGCCTATTTTTGCAGATATTCAATTGATTCCGTCCGTTCGGACGATACATAGGGAAAGTGATAAACAGACCGAAGCAGTCCGGCTTTCCACCCAGTTTCTAAACTGAAGAGCGGCGGTGCATCCGAACCCGTCCCTCGTCGTCTTTTAGATTCTTCGGCATTAGTAATTTTATCACTTTTAGGCACTATGCAAGACGAAAATCTTGACAGAGAGAACACGGTTTCCGTAGAGGACTTATTCCTTGCCTCGCAGGAGACCTATGCTCAGGCACAACAGCGGGCACAGGAGGAAAACAAGGCATTCGCCCGCACCGAGTTCTTCCGCATGGACAAATTGGGCGTGTACCGCTTGCGCGTGATGCCCATCGCACCGACCACCGACGGCGTACTGGCCCGTCCGGGTTACGAATTCCCCGTTCACCAGCTGCTGCTCGAATTAGAGAAACCGTCCGCGGGCGGCAAAGCCTCTTTCCTGTACGTAACCGTTCCGCGAGCCACCGATGCCGGTTACCCGCTGGACCTGATCGACACCTACCGCAAGGCCGCCGTGGCAGAGGCCAAGGCACAGGGCGACGACAAATTAGCCGAGAAAATCGGGGGCGGCAGCTTCGGCGGCGGTCTCAAATACAGCTACGGCCATGCCCTTTACGTCCTCGACCTCGATGAACGCGCCAAGGGGCTCCAGCTTCTCACGCTCTCGCACAGCCAGTTCAAAGACCTCGACGAGCGGAAATTCAAGCTCTGGCAGAAGAAACTGGCCAAGAACCCTAACTATCCCTGTCCCGTGTGCTCGGTACACGATGCCTATCCGGTAGAAATCGAGAAGAAAAAGAACGGCGGCAAGACCGAATACCTCGTGAGCATCGACAACGAAAGCGACACCGACGTGCTCTCGAAAGAAGAGCTGTCGGCCCTGCTTGCCGCGCCCCGTATTCCCGACATCATCTACCGCTACTCGCGCTATCAGGCTGAGGCGACCGTCGAATACCTCAAGCAGTGCGATGCCCGTTACGGCATGGCCATCATGGAGACGGACGAGATGAAAGAGGCCATCGAAACCATCATGGCCGCCCTCCCGAAAGAGGACACCAGTTCCTTCTCGTTCGACAAACGCACGAAAGACAACAAGGATAACCCTGCGGCCGGCGCAGCCACCCTCGACGACCTGTTCGAGCGGTTCGACAGCTTGCAGGAGCAGGGATTGGGCGACCGCACTGAGCAGGGGCAGGAACTTCGCGGGCTTATCCGCGCCTACATCGAGCAGGAAGGTCTCCAGATTCGAGTGACCCGTTCGACCTCGAACAAAGACCTCCTGGATATGATCGAGGAGGCGATGCAGGGTCCCGTTCCTTCCAAGGAGGAGGAAGCAACCGAACCGTCGGCCGAGGAGGAACCGCGCCGCCGTCGCAGATAACCAGACACATCGAGTTATTCATTTCAGGGAAGGAGCAGCCTTGTGCTGCGCTTCCCTTTCCTACATCACATGCTTATGCCAAAGGAAAAGAACTATCCGTGTCTGTTATTACTCAATGACATACACGTATCCAAAGATAACATACCCGAGTTTACGGCCAACTGGCGGGAGGCTCTTGACATCTGCCGGACGATGGACATTCGGGACATCGCCCTCGGCGGCGACCTCTTTTTGAGTCGTGCCGCCCAGACCCTCGACGTGCTGTTGGCCGTTCACGACGCCCTGTTGCTGGCTGCCGAGTACGGTATGCGCGTCACGATGATTAACGGCAACCACGACAAGGTAAATCAGGAATCACCGCGCGGCTACTGCCATATCTTCGACCAACATGACAATGTGCTGGTTGCGGACGACTATGTATCCTTACCTATGGGTGATGACTGCCGGTTCGTGCTGCATTTGATGGGCTACTTCCCGGAAGGCGGTTCGTTCTGCACACGCCTCAAACGTCTCAAAGAGGAAACCCTTGATCCGAAGCGGCTCAACTTCCTCTATATCCATGAGGGCATCAACGGGGCACTGTCCCAGCCGTCCGAGAAGGAGCTGCCGGCGAATATTTTCGATGCTTTCGACAAAGTGTTCGTCGGCCATTACCACAACCGGTGCATCATCCCGAAAACCCGAATTGAGTATATCGGTTCTTCGCGTCAGCACAACTTCGGTGAGGACGAGGAGAAGGGCTATACGATCATCTACACCGACGGCACGCACGAATTCATCAAAAACCGTGTGAACACACGTTACAAGGTGCTGGACATTTCTGCGGAACGGGCCGGCCTGCACCTTATGGACGAATTGCGCGAAATCGATGCCGACGGCCGCTACAAGGTCAAGGTGCGGGTCCATGCCCCACAGGCGGCCATGAAGTCGGTGGATAAGACTGCGCTTTTGGAAGCCGGTGCTACCAAAGTAGAGCTTATCGCCGACGATGAAGAGATGCTCGAAGCCTCGTCCTCATCCTTATTCGAGAAATTCGACAGTCATCGTATCCGCGAGACCTACGAGGAGTTCTGCCGCGAAAAGCAGATCGAGGAGGTGGCCGTAGGATTGGAATACTTATCTAAAATCGAGAACAGACCATGTGGAAACTAAAAACCATAGAGGCGGAAAACCTGTGCGCTTTCCGCCACCTGTCGTACACCTTGCAGCAAGGGGTTACGACCCTGATTTTCGGCGACAACCGAGACAACGACTCGCAGCAGTCGAACGGCGCCGGGAAATCCGCCCTTCTGGAGTGCATCGCCATCGGCATCACGGGCAGTCCGCTCAGGAAGATACGCTCCGAGGAGATCATCAACGATGCCGCCGAGGAGTGTCGTATCAACCTGCATCTGGCAAACAATGTCTCGAATGAGGAACTTATCGTTTCACGCTGCATTCCCCGCAAAGGGACATCGACGGTTGCCTGCACGCTCCGGCGAGGTGGTCGGAAAGTAGAGACGGACGAGGCGGTACAGCCCTCCGTCGATGCTTACAACCGCTACATCCTCGACAAATTGGGCATCACGCGGGATGAATTGCTGAACAACTTTATCCTGTCGAAATACCGTTATGAAGACTTCCTTTCCTCCTCCGATAGGGAGAAAAAGGAGATCATCAACCGCTTCTCGAACGGCATTCTCGTAGACGAGGCCATCGCCCGTGTCGAGGAGGACATCGAGCCGCTCGGCAACGAACAACAGAAGATAAACCTCGAACTGGCGGGCATCGACGGACGTATCGAGATGTTGCAGGAACAGATCGACCGCGAGACGGCTGCCGGCGAAGAGCGCGGGCGTACCCGTGCGACCCGCATTGCGGAGCTCGAAGCGTCTATCGCCTCTAAGCGGGAACAGATACGTGACCGGAAAGAGTCGGTGGCGGAAACCGATTCCGCTTTAGAGAAAATCCGACAGGCGGACGAAGCGTTACAGGAGCTGGAATCTTCGGACACCTCGCTGGAAGAGTGCATGAAAGCCATCGAAGCGTTTATGCCGCTCTTCCCGAACGCACGGCGCACGGACTGGAACCATACTCTTCGGCTCAAAAAAGAGGATATGGAGGTCGCCCGTGCCTCACTTGCCAACCTCGACGCTGCGGTCAAGCACGCCGAAGGGACACTGGCACAGAAACAGGCGGCGTGGGAACGGTTCAAAAAGGACTATGCCGGCTTCTGCTTGCACTACGAAGAACAAACGGCAGGCTATCAGTCGCGGTTACAGGAGATTGACAGTCAGTTGCGTGACCTTGCCGGACGTTTGGACGACTTGCGCCGCAAGCGTCGTACCGTATCGGCCGGTATCGACGAACTGTCCAACAAACTGGCCGGTTCGATTACCTGCCCCGCCTGCGGGCACGAGTTCCTGGTAGCTCACCCCGGATTCGACATCGAGGCGGGCACGAAGGAGCTGCGCCTTCGCCAGCAGCAACTCTGCGAGGTGAACGGTCGCATAGAGACCGGGGAGAAACAATCCGAGGAGGTCGAGATGCAGCATAACCGTATCCGTACCGAACGCCGTGACATCGAGAACGAGCACCGGGATTGGGAACAGAAGCTGTCGGAACACGAGCGGGCGGTGCGCAGTGCCACAAGCAGCGTCGAGGATGCGGAGCATAACCGCAAACGCACCCAAGCCGGTATTGCCGCCATGCTGGAGGAGATCGACGGCATCCGCCGCAAAGTATTCGACGAAGTGTTCGGCTTCATAGACGAACGCAATACCGCACTCGGTCGGGAGAAACGCAAGGCCGAGGAGGACATCCGTTCGGCGGAGTGTGCCGTGGACACCCTGAAAGAGACCATCCGTGAGGTAAACGAAGCTGCCGCGACCGACCTGACCCAGTCGCTTCGCGCCACGCTGAAACAGGAAAAGCAACGCTCGATGGAGACCGCCGGACGCAAGTTCGACGTGGACGATAAAGTACGAGCATTGGAAGTACAGCGAGAACGTTTCGTACAGTTCAAGACCTATCTGGCCAACACCAAAATCGAGGCCCTCAGCCGCATCACCAACGAGTTCCTTATCGGTATCGGCAGCGACATCCGCATCCGTTTCGACGGCTATACAGTGCTCAAAAGCGGCAAGGTGCGCGAGAAAATCTCCATATCGCTGCTGCGTGACGGCGTGGACTGCGGCTCTTTCGGCAAGTTCTCGGCAGGCGAAGCCGCCCGCGTGAATCTGGCGACAATCCTTGCCATGCAGAAGCTCGTCAACGCCAATTGTGACGACGGGAAAGGGCTGGATTTACTCGTGCTTGATGAGATACTCGAAGCCGTGGACGAAGCCGGTCTGGCATCGATGTTCGAGGCGTTGAATGCGCTCGGAGTGACGGTGCTGGTCGTATCGCACGGAAATGTCGCAGAGGGTTATCCCAATAAACTGGTAATCGTCAAGGAGCATGGAGAATCGCGTATCGGATAACATCGGCCGCAAACAGGTTTTGGCGTTGGATGTGGCTACCAAGACCGGCTATTACAGCCAGCATGAGAGCGGGACGTGGAACTTCGCCGAGTCGAAACGCCGCAACGGCAACAAGATGCACGGCGCGTTCCGCGTCATACTCATGGCCTTTATCCGCCGTTACGGCATCCGCCGGATCGTAGCCGAGGACGTGGCAGTGAACCGTCACTTCTACGACATGCGCCGTCTTTCGGAGCTGCGGGGCATCCTGCTGGAGGTCTGCGATGAGCTCGATTTGCCGGAGCCTGAATTCGTGAATCCGGCCACGCTGAAGAAATTCGCCACCGGAGACGGGCGGGCGACCAAGGAACAGATGATTCGTGCCTGCCGCGAGAAATACCGCTACGACGCACCTGACGACAACGCCGCCGATGCCTGCCATCTTTATCATTATTACATTCGCAAATACCGTATTTAAGAAGTTATGAAAGCTATTTACAGAATTGATGCACATGGCGTTGCTGACAGATTGAGATTCAGATTGAACCCTCAATCAGTCGGCCTATGGAGCAATGCGCAAAGCCACTCTCAAAAGAAGAGCTGACAGACATCGAACAGCGCACCGAGCTGTTCAACCGTTATATCCGGCCCAACCGGAATTTAGTGTACCGCCTGTGCATCCGCTACACCTACATGCAGGAAAATATCGCGGACAACTACAGCGAGGCATTGTTAAACTTTTTCAAGTACATCTCCACCTACGATCCCGAGCGGAGCCTGCTCAACTGGATCCACATCGTGACCAAGCGGTTCGTCATGGAGCAGAACCGCCGTCACAGCCGTCTGCCTGTTTCGGAAAACGTGAATGTCTATTCGCTGGCCTCGTCACTGAGCGATGAAGACGACACGCACGGCAACGCTATGGGGATGGAAAACTATCGGGAGTTCTACAATGACGACATTCTGAACGCCCTCGACTCGCTCAAACCCATCTACCGGGAAGCCCTGCTACTTCAACAGGCGGGGTACAAGTTGGAAGAGATCGTCGAGATTTCATACCGCAACGGCAATATGAAAAGCCGGAGCCTCGACACGATGAAGAGCCGGATTTTCCTGGCGAAACAGCAGATGCGCAAACTCATTACGCCCGATGGAGAGAAACGATAAGACCCGTGTGACGGTATCGCTGTTCGAGACGCTCGTGCGCCGGCTCATCGACGCCTCGTTCCGCTTTCCCGGCGGAGAGTCGGGACGGCGGACGGTGGCGGCTTGTTTGGAGCTCCTGCGCATCCACAGCGGCGGGGAGCTCTCCGACGAGCGTATCGCGGACTTCAGCATCTGCCAGGTACATGCCATCAGCCGGTTTGACGGGAACTATCTGGCTTGCCGGTGGATGCCGTCGCACTCCTTCGGACCCAAGGCCCGGGAACGTTTCGCCGCCACCACACCGGTACGCCGTTACCACGAGGACCGATGGCTTCAGGAGGCCGGGCTCAGCCGTACCGCCTTGCCGCTGCTGCTCAAAGACCGGCGGGAACATCCCTTGTGGCAGTTCCTCGATCCGGCATACGAGGAGGCGACCAAACAGCGGGTGGTAAACACGCCTGTGGGCTACTACGTCTGCGGTATTTCGACTTTATTGTGGAATCCGTTTTCGGCCGCCTGCCGGACATGCTCCCGCGCCGAGCTCTGCCGCAAGCGTACCGCCGCCCGTTATCCGGAACTCTACCGCTTACGCCGTGAAGAAGCTGAAAGGAGGAGCCGCTCATGAAAAACGCACCTGCCAATCCTTTATCGGCTGAGTTCCTCTATGAACTCTATGCCGCCGTCCTGCGCTACGATACCCTGTGCGGTGTGGTGGCGGAAAACATGTGCAAGGAGTACCTGCCGGACCGCAGCTTCCAGAAGATTCAGGAGGTCATTGCCAACCATTACCGTACCTACAAGACTCCGCCGACTTATGCCACACTCTCGCAGACATTTCAGGGCGACTACGATGCCATCGAGCTGTTGGAGACCTTCCGCGAGTACGAGGAAGAGAACACCAATACGGAATCTCTTACCGACATGCTCGAAGGCTACATCAAGGGCGTGCGGTTGCAGAAAGTCTATACCGAGGTCGGCAAACTCTACAACCAGAACCGTCCGGACAAGGCCGAGGCGTTGCTCGCCGAATATGCCGGGTGGCTCTCGTCGTTCACGCTCCGCACCACGGCATTCGTGGATGTGGCGAAAACCTTTCGCGAGCGTTTCGAGCACAACCGTCGCCGCGAAGCCGAGAGCCGCGAAAACCGCCTGCCTCAGGTGTGCCGTTTCTATATCCCGTACCTCGACGCTTTGAACGGCGGCCGGAACCTCCGGGGACAACTGACCTGCTTCCTGGCATCGACGGGTGTGGGCAAATCACATCTTGCCAAGCACATCGGCATCCGCGCCGACATCGACGACGGGCTGCATGTGCTGCACTACCAGTTGGAAGGCTCCGAGCAAGAGGCGTTGGACGCCTATTCGGGCGGGATGATTTCCCGCAATGCCTACTACTTCGAGCAAGGGAAGATTTCCGACCGGGAGTTCAAGCACTTCGAGGAGCTGGTGATGAGCTACGCCGGCAGTATCACGGTGCGTTCGTTCCCGCGTTTCGCCGCCCGCATATCGACAATGGACATCAAGAACGGCATCGCCGAATACCGCAAGATCAACGGTTACTCGCCCGATGTGGTCATCGTGGACTCGATGGACCTGCTGACCGACGCCACGCGCCGCCAGTGGGGAGCCGAGCACGAACGCTCCAAACGCATTGCCGTGGCGAACGACCTCAAAGACCTGGCGGCGGACGAGAACGTGTGGATGGTGGTGACCTACCAGAGCACCATTGAAGACCGGGACTGGCTCAATAACGAGCGGAACGTGCTTACGGAGTACAACTGTTCGGAGGCGAAGGGACTGGCACGCCCTTGTACGCACCTTATATCGCTCAACCAGTCGTCGGCCGAGAAAGAGTGTCTGATGCGCCTGCATGTGGCCAAAAGTCGGTTCTTCCGGAAGGGCGACACCATCAAAATCGCCACCGACTACGATAATGAAGTGTTCTATGATCCACAGCGGTCGATGAGTTTAGCGCAGGAGATGTAAGTTTCTTGCGTTTTTTCATTGAATTACAAACGTTTTTGTGTTACTTTTGTAATGATATGCTGGAATATGGAGTAAGCGGGAAACTCGTCAAGAGAGTAAAAGGGATCATCCTTCGCAACTGCAAAGGTCGTAAGATGACGGAGCGGTTTGCGTGCGATGTATGCCGGGTCGTATATGATTCGGGCTGGGTCTATACTGCCGATGGCGGGGATTTTCATATCTGCCATTCCTGCCGCAACAAATACCTTCCGGGCAAAATGCAACGCTGGAGGCTTTATTCCGGCTTTCGAAACGGGTAAGAAGAAGCATTGAAAGGAATGTAGGTACAGATGATAAACAGAGAAGGCTCCCGTGAAGGAGCCTTCTTGCATCTTTTTTATAGTGCAGATATCGTGCCCTGCCGATATGGGCACTGATTAGATGCTGCAAATATAATGTA